TCCAGGTAAGAAATGTAGTCAATCTACCAAAAAAGCACTGAATAATCCTTATATAGCAAGGATTATTCAGTGCTAGAAATTACATCACCCGTTTAAACATCTTTTCCATGTCATATGACGAGTTATCAGGTGTTTTTAAACCAAATCAAACCTTTTCAAATATCGTTAACTTTATATTTTTCGATTATGCCTTTTCTTTTTGGATTATACCTTTTCAAGTATACGTGGGCATATGGTGGGCAACCATCATCAGTTGCCCCCCTCTTTCATCATCTTCGAAAATAAAATACTGTTTATTCACTCCCTTAAATCGCTGCTCCTATATCCTTCAATATTTTCAAAAATAATGGAGATATCTGAATTAATACATATCCTAATCCTGAATTCATAATCATGGTCCATGCTCTATCGCCTTGACCAAACATAAAGAAGAAACAGGCTCCAACGATTACGACTGATGCAACTGGGAAAGACAAAGCAACCATGATATCAACTAACGGATCTAATGCATGCGCTATAACTTCGGTAAGGTTAGTACCTGCAGCTTTAGTGACTGCGCCAACGGGTACCGCTTGAATAGTTTCAGCTGAAGTTTTAAGTGGCGATAAAATAAATGGTGTAACTATAGCTGTTGCAGCTTGGAGAGGTCTAAAATCTCTTTTCTTCCTATTGTTATATTCACCGCTCATAAACGCTCTGATTGTCATAGTTTGTGTTTTCATGATGAACCCCTCCTATTTAATATCATCCCAAAGAAAAACTCTACCTTTCAGACCTTCACATAAGGATTCTATTTTCTTTTTCCGATACGGAGTTGTTGTAACCCATATTAGTGCGAATTGTGGATTGAGTGCGGCCAATTGTCTGTACTTTTTTATCTTTTGAATATTTTTGGACATGGATTGCTTATAATCAACTTCAATAAAATGGTGGAGTTTATTGGAGATAAATGCTGCATCTGCAATGAGGGACATGTCATTCAAGGCTACTTTGATTTCATTCTTCCAACTAGAAGGGCGTTTAAAGTGAATGTATAGATCATTTCGCATTAGATAGTGGTTAACTAAGGCTGTTTTCTTGCGGACTTTTTCTGACTGAATCATTTCGCGTCCAGCTGCATTTAGGTAATAAATTTTTTTCCTTTCCTCAGTAAAATGAGAAATGTATTCGTTCATATTACTAAGAACGCGTTGAGCATTTCTATCTTGACCAAGATCATGCATCTTCTGTAATTGCTCTCTGGAAAGATAGTCACATTTCTTCAAGCTCAAAAGTATTTCTTCTAGCCTCTGCTGGTTCTTCAATAGCTATATCCTCCTTCCTGGCTTTCATAACAATGTTAGGCTTAATGATTTTTTCTATTTGTTCATTCGTTATAAACGGAGTTTGAACAATCTGCACACCATCTGGCGTTTTATATATCGCTCGACCTGGTATCGGTAAATCTTCTGCTCCTGATTCATCTAAGACCACACGAGAAGCAATAGCATCCCTCAATTTATAAGTAATAACCGTATCGCAGTTCTGCTTGATTTGCTTGTTCATTACATCGGCCGTAGGATACTGTGAGCAATAGACAAGACGGTACCCTAACCCAGCTCCGATTCGCGCTATTTCCGAGAGTACTTCTTCGCATTGACGCGCTTTTTCTTTCTCTTCTTTCCCGGTGATGATTTGCGGCGAGATTTGCGCTGCTTCATCAACAATAATGAAATGTCTAGTATTAATCCCAGCTTCTTTAATGTCTTCACATCCACTTTTATCAAACCATCCTTTCGTTTTCTCCATTTCGTTTTTGACGTTTTTTAAAGCTTTTAATGCACTATTCAAATCAGTAGCAACCGTTTCTACTTGTTTAAGATCCTTGAATCGAGTAAAAGCAAGGCCGCCTTTTAAATCGATAAGCGTTAATTTTGTATTATTAGACTGTCGATATATTAATGAAGTAATTAGCAATTTAAGAAATACAGTTTTCCCTTTCCTGGTTGATCCAGCTAAAGTAATATGTCCCCTTTCCATGTCATAATGAATAAATCCATATCGAGTTTGACCTAGTGGTATTTGCCAACCTTTACACTTACTAAGTAACGATTCATCAAATAGAAGGTTTACTGGCAAAGGATTACTCAGGACCTTTATATGAAGCATCCCGTCATACTCCAATTCAACATCTTTCTGTAAATGTTTTCGATTTTTAATAACGTTCTGAACCTGTTTAATAATGTTTGTTCTGAAATTTAACTTAAGCAAATCAGAAAGTTCTATAACAGACTTTTTGCTATTTAAGCCATCTCTCAAATGATGGATTCGTTTCTCGAAATCTTGGAATGAAAGACCAAGAGGAATTCTATACACATACTCTGTTCCCCAATCATATTTTTTCTTTCTATATAACTGTATTGTTTTCGTATCGCTCCCTTCTTTAATGGTCAATCCGCAATTCAAACAAATCTTTTGAATCTTATCTACATCGGAGAGACCGTTCTTTTTCAAATAAGAATATCCGACTAAACCAGCCATCAATGAAGTTGTTGTAATTTCAAACAGCATCACACCACCGCCTTTTAAGTATTTATTTATAAATAGTTTCAAGGAAAACGAATGCCGAAATAAGTGCCGAAACCCTTGAAACGATGGGTCTTGTAAAGTTCGCTTGCATATTCATATAACGAATCGTTGAACGAACATAGAAAACGAATGTTGTGGCGACCTTGTTTCTGTATGTTTTTGTGAATTTGTAAATGTATATTGAAGGCATGATTTGTCCTATAACTAAAAAGTTTAAAGGACAAGCAAAATTTTCATCGAATATAAAAATAACGAGGTGATTAGAATGGAGACGAAATTAAAAAAGATACTCGATGAACGAGGGTTGAAACAGGGATTTATTGCGGAAAAGGCTGGTTTATCACGAGGTGCTTTTAGTTTAATTGTACGAGGGAAATCGATTCCTACGTTACCAGTAGCCATGAGAATAGCAAGGGTGCTAGAGATGACAGTAGAGGAATTATGGGGGCATTTAGCAGAATAAAATAGCCCACCTATTTTTCAGGTGAGCTTTCAGGAGTGCTAATCCAAATAAAATTATTGAATAAACATTGTCTCTATGGGAAATCCCTAAAAGAAAAACAAGGTAGGCGGTATTATGGCCAGACGACGAAGGAGAAGACAACCAAAAGTAATCAGCATCACACCACTTGCTGTAATTATCGTTCTTTTGATTCTACCTCAAGCCAAATCACTCTATAGCTTTTTCATGCCTCTCCTAATCATTCTTTTGTTTACAGGGGCATATCTTCTGTTCGGTAAGCCAATCGCTGGTTATATGCAGGCAAGGCGTTACCTGCAGTCCAGCATTGAAGATGTCGATAGTTTGAGTGGTCATGAGTTTGAACACTTCCTAGCTCCCCTTTATGAACAACAAGGCTATCGAGCCAAAGTAACAAAAGGTTCAGGAGAATATGGCGCCGACTTAATTTTAAAACGAAAAGGCTGCATAAGCATCATTCAAGCTAAATGCTATGGTGAAGGAAAAAAAGTAGGCGTGAAAGCGGTGCAGGAAGTCGTGGGAGCACTGGCGATGTATAAAGCTTCCGAAGGTATCGTTGTTACTAATCGATTTTTTACTAAACCGGCAGAAAACTTAGCGAAGGCAAACCGCATCAAGCTAGTCGATAGGCACGAACTGGCTGAGTTGATGTATAAGTACGGAAGGCAACCGAATAAACAATTAGTGGAAAGTGAAGGAAGTTAGAACAGTAAATTGATTAAGACTTTTTTTATTTAGCCCCTACTCAAAACGAGTAAGGGCTATTATTTCTTATAATAGTACGGGTGTCTTTTCGCTATTTCCTCATATGTCCCCGTATCTTCAATCTTAAACCCCATAGAGTTGCAAAAGTCGTGTGTTAACGTGTAGATTTCATCCATGTTAACTACATCGTCTGGATCTAGTCTCAGGCGACAATCCCAACAATGAATTTCAAGTAGTTTCTTCATATGTATCACCTCTCCTTTTCTGAATAATTCAGCGTTGGATAGAGTAAATCCTTCAACTTCACGAATTTGACATAAAAAAAGCCTGCTCCAAATTAGAGCAGAACCTTTTTATTTAAACCAATCGAGATCTTTAATTTCTTCTATGCTAATATCATTTTCTGAACAAAGTTCATTTATTGCTCCCAGAGCCCACGTTTTACGTGAATCAGCTTGGTGTCGGGTTGTCCATTGGAGACTATCTTTCTCGTGGTTAAATGCAGATTTTAGTTCCGGAAGAACTATTGCATATAACATGAGTGCGCCTATATCCAAATAATTTTCAAACGGCTCGATTTCTCCCGTAGGCCCAATTACAGATGAAAGGTAATTATCAACATAGCAGTCCCCTGTCTCAAATAAGATAAATCTCAAGTTAGCCCCTGGACATGTAATAGTGGTTCCAACTTGTCCAACTCGGCTGTTAACACCTAAACCAGTTTTAGACATGGCTTCATCCAGTAAGTTATCTCCTTCACTTTCGTGATGTACATCTCTCCTATCAGCAGATTGAGATAAATACCTGATATCGCTAATATCCATGTTTACTAAAGATGTACCTACAGTCGTATTTTGTTTACTTATTAGCCAGTAAAAGAAATCACTGGAGAATGTGTAATTTGGAATATCCTTAAATTGGACCTTCTTCCATCTAGTATGCTGCTCATCAGGATTACGTCCTCCGCCCATTAACGCCGAGCGTATATATCTTGTCTTATATTCGGGACCAACAACTATTGCGTACACCCTTCTCATATACTCAAAAAAGAAAACAGGAAGTTCCGTAGGACTGACCCTTCTTTCGCGTGGTAAAACAAAATCCCCTATCACTGCCTGATTTTGAGGGGCGGGACTCTCGATAAAGGCGTATGCAGAGACACACCTGATGGTCAGACCTGATATTTCCTTACTCTGAATATTGATTCCTTGAGTATTACTATACTCTCGCCATCTATGTAACAATTTCCGGTCAAACTCATTCAAGTCTCTGTCTGCACCATTGAGATATTCAATATATTTCGAATAATCTAAATTAAGAAGTTCCGGAATATCATCAATTGATAGTTCAGGATCTAAAGCCCATACAGTTAGTTTAGTTTCTTTCCCTGCCATTCTTTTACCTCACTCCCATTTAAAATGAACGATGTGGCTTGGGCTATTAAATCGAATAAAGAGGGTCACCCATGAAGGAGCTTCTTTATTACGTGACATTAGCACAGGGTTTATTTGAAATGTTTCGCTACTTACAACATTTCCTCTGTCCTCCTGAATAACGTACTCACAGCCCTTGCTATGTTCGCCTGAATTAGACCTTCTTAAAATTCTAGCAATATATTCTCCTACCTTAATTTTGAACCCTGTTGGTGTGGACACAATATCAGTACGCATTGCCTCATTTTCCGCTTCTAATACTAGTCCCGGGGTTACCGGTTCTATTAAAATATAAATATCCATTTTTTCTATAATCTTTCTTGTAAGCCAAGTCCAAATAGATACATTCTTAACAACATTAATTGTTAAGTCTACGACCCGTTCATGCTCTTGAGTTTTTTGGGTTCCAGAAATAGAAAAAGTGGTTTCCGATCTACCAAAGTGCTTATTAGTCTGTTCAATTTGAAGGAGAATGGGTCTAGATATCGCATAAGTTAGCAGGGAGACAATTAGAAAAATAAAGCCCATACTGATAAAAAAAGAAAGTTCTTTTACTTTATCTTTAAACCATTGTTCATCTCCCCACCAAATGCTCATTAAACAATAAAACAACCCAAGAGAAATGAGTTGTTTAATCAATTCACGAAAAACAAGTCCTCTTTCCAACTAATAATCATCCCCCATTTTACAACTCTTCTAGATTCGGTAAATAAGTACCAGATAAAACACCTATTGGTAAAGATGATAGCATATCTTCCAGCTCTTGTTCATCATCTATATCACTAATCAAAACACCTTCTCTTGTAAACGTAACATGTTCTTTAGGATTACTGTCATCCACTAAAAAAGTAATTGATTCGATATCATTACCAAAATCATACCTTTGTTGCTCAATAAACTGCAGAATTCCTTCTATATCAGACATTCGAATAAGGCTAAGCAAAGCTATATGTTCTTCCTCATACAAATCATTTGAAAAATTAATTTTAATTAGCCTAATTCCTATCTCTTTTGATATGGAAATAAGAAGATCAAACTTCTTTTGTCTCACTTCAAAAGGCTTCACTGGAATTTCAGTTTGGAATTTTTTAACTTTCTGTCCACGCCAAATCTGTCTGTCTAAACCTAGTAAAGGCCAATTATGAGAAAGGAATACACCATCTTGTTCATTACTATGGAAAGGGGTATCTTTGTAGCCCGGTAAAATACGATACATATATAATTTTTTACTCATTCGCTACTCCTCCTCCTAATAAAATAAGATGGTTTTATTAATAAATATGTCCTTTTTGACCTAATATCAAACAAACATCTAAATTTTCATATTATATTGTTAAGTTCATAATAAATCAAGTCCCTAAAATATTAAAGACTTTTTTGCTGCTGATTCCAAAATAGAGAACATGAGGAAACTAAAGCCACCAATAAATAAAAAAAGAAGTCCTTCTATAAAAAAGAACTTTAAACAAAAAGAGATATTTCGAAATAATAGAAAGCCTTATTCAAGGCTAGCACACTAGCCCTACAACATCAAGATAACTAGTGCTTTTTACACAAAAAAAATATAAAAGCCCCTACTCAAAACGAGTAAGGGCTTTTCACATTAAACAATCACAGTTGGATAACCTTTTTTCTTTAGTTCAGCTGCAAGGGCTAATGCATGTTCTTTATTCTGGAATGCTCCAACTTGCACACGATAAAACTTATTTTCAGACGCTTTAACAGCTAGTTTTGTTTCCTTAGAAGAGGAAGTATTAACTTTCTTTCCTGTAATCTCTTCAACGATTCCGATTGCAGCCATGTCGATATTACGAGTTAATTTAGTGATATCTGTAATATTATCAATAAAGCACAGCTCAATATAAACAACTGGGGCCTGTGCTTTTTTAATCAGTCCAATCCAATCCCCGTCTTTCCAACCTTTGTCCCCTCTTGTTGGCCAACAAAAATCTTTTGCCAGCCTTTGCGCTACGGCTTGGCATTTAGCTTTTTGTTTACCTTTATAATCAAATACCTCTGTTCCAGTGCCGCCGCCAGCATTAAGATGTAAAGCAATCACTATGCCATCTTTACCGATTTTTTTATTACAATTATTAGCTGCATTTAACCATACCTGTTCTTTTGTTTTACCTATTTCATCGGTACAATCATAAGCTTTTTCGCCAAGATGCTTTAAAAAATAAATCACTCGATCTTTGATTTGTCTTGCCACAACGTGTTCTTTAAATCCATTCCCAGATGCTCCCGGAATAATGTCATTATGTCCAGCTACTACTGCATAATCAGTCATTATTTATCCCCCTTCCTTTTGGGGTTTTTCTTTTTAAACCAACCAGTATGAGTATTTTTCCACACTGCGAATAGATTAATAACAAGTGCTACAAAAGCAGATAAGACTAATACAAAGGCATTAATACTTTCTTCGGTAAACCAATCAAACTTAATGCCAATCGTGCCAAAAAAGAAAAGAAGGGCCGTTAAGAACCCTCCTAGCAAAGTAACTATATCTTTCATCGTTCATTTACCTCCTTATTTTCCATTGCATCTAACCGTTTATGAGCTTGCTTTGCAGATTCTTCAAGTCTAGTGATTCGCTCGCCATGTGCTGCCATTTGTTTTTCGCTTGCCTTTTGGTCAATTCTGATGTCATCGACACCTTTGCTGATATAGTCCAATTGCGCTTGTATTCGCGCATCTTGCTGTGTATCTGTCTTGTTCTCTTTCTGCTTATTAAATTGATAAGTAAGATAACTTAGCAGCAAGCCACAAACTGCAATTAATGACCCAATTTCAATTGTCATTCCTCCACCTGCTCTACATAAAAATAGCCCTGCTCGGTACAGGGCATTTCTCAGATCATGAAGTTGTTTATTAATTTATTAAAGCTCGTATGGCCAAAATAATGATAATCCACATTGGGATGGATAATAAACCACCCCACATGCAGCCCTTGAAAAATTCTATTTTCCAACACTCCTTTTCAAGTCATAAAAAATACACCTTACTGAGCAGGTGTTTGCGGGTTTAGTGCTTCTTCAACTTGTAGGCGATATTGCGTTGGTACTTGATCAATTGTCATATATCCATATTTTACGGCACTTGTATACATGTTTATCATACAGGTTGTCCCCCTTCTAATTGTTCAACTCTTGATTTTAAATCAGCATTTTCCATCATTAATGTTGATAGCATCATGGCTGTAAACTCTGCATTTTGCATCAGCATGGCAATTAAATTAGCCATCATTTCAGAGTTTGACTGCTTGCGCATTTCCTCAACATCTTGATCAAATTCTTCTGGTGTTTTACCTAACTGCTGTAATACTCTTTGCAACAACTCATCCATATTAGAGGCCCCCCGCTTTTAATCGTTTTAGTACATCATATAAAATTAATGAATTTACAGATGTTTCCGTTTTAACATCCTCAACCTTTTTGGTTGTATCTTCTAAAGCTGTTCGGATGTTATTGGCAAATTGAGCTGATACATTAACCGGATTTGCTGTGAACGGTTGACGGTCAAAAACTAGATACGTTACGGTGTATATTGCCGTTGCATCATAATTCGCAATTTCCAAGTGCATACGTTGCGCTCCGTTTGCATACGTAGAAAAAGGAGTCCATTTTTGAGTATCTTTTTGACCGTTCGCATAAATATTTAAAATTTTCGCTGCTCTTTTTGAAAGTGGATTATCAGTCGCACCGACAACGCCAACATTGTTGATATGAGCGTAACTTGCTGTTGTTGATGGTGTTACTTTCTCCCTCACAATAATCCCGCTACCAACTTCGATTTGCGTTAATCCGTTAACACTGATTGCGCCCTCGGATTTGATTTCTTCGACTTTTGGAGTCGGCAGGACATAAGACAGTTTGTAAGGTGTGTAACCTGGAGCTTTATTAGCTTTTACATAGTCTAACGTCTGCGTTGGTGCATCTGTTCCATCAAAGATAGAAGTCCACGCCGTTCCAATAAACGTTGTTGGGTCGGTTGTTTTGACTTTCCAGCCGTTGAAATAAGCTTTTACTTCATCGTTTGTTGGCGTTCTGCTTTCAGATAACCCCGAATCTTGGTTAGAGATAGATATTTTAACTGACCCCGAACTCGGTGATGTAGACACATGTAGTTGGTCCCCGTCTGTAAAATCAGTTGTCGCCGGTAAGTTCGGCAACATCTTACCATTGTATTTTGAAGTTGCCACCAATTGATAATAAGAAACAGTAGGTACATTTAGTAGCGCATTAGCTCGGAATACTTTATAACCGGTTTTGCTAGACTCAAACACCCAAGGAATCGAACCGTCCAAAACAACATCCTCAATCGATTTGCGCTTGAAATACTTCGCATCTTGCTCATATAAACGGTCTGCAACGCCGCCGACTGAACCTAGCTTTGTTTCAAACAATGCATAGGATGGATTGCGTGGTGTGAATGGTTTTGCAACATCGCCTAGTGTTAGCATTGGGTTTTTTAATGTGCATTTACCTATTGTCAAAGCGTTATTAAAGTTGATTGCGACCCCATATGTGTCATCTGCTAGCGTCACCGTTGTTGGCAATGTAGTTATTGATGTAGTTCGTAAATAATTCCCGTTTTTATCGTATCTATTCAAATTAGCAGTTCCGGATAACTCACCTGTCAATGTAACTTTTTGGCCAAAAGAAGAAAACATTATAACAGGTGAAACGTTCGCTTGCCCTGTTGATGTTGGGTTTAATTCTATATCATAAGCGCCTTTAATCGTTGCATTAGCGTGAACATTCCACTCACTAAACGGCGGCAATAAGTTCTCGCCCTCCGCCATGATGTACGGGTTTTGTAAGTGAGTTACACCCTCCACCGATGGATAACGGCGTAAGACTTCATCCTCAAGCATCGTTACAAGGATTGCATCATAATGCTCTTTTGTTACCTCGTAAAGTGGTACGCGCGGAGCATGTAGGATAACTTCCGGTTTTAGTTCGATTTCTAACTCTACATAGTCGGTGTTGATTGTTGATGATGTTACACCGTCTGATGGTTCGGCGTAGGCCAGGAAGTGGATGAAGGCATTTGCATCAACCCTTGTATTCATAGCTGTTGATCCATAACCTATTTTTGCGACACTTGCAGAAGTGTGATTTTGAGAGTAATCCCACGCACTCGTATCAACTCTCCAAATCGCTAAAGTAGCTTTATTCCCGACGACACTATTTCCGTAGCCGTGCCAATTTATTCTCACTTCTTTCACATTGTCTTTAATCCATTGCACCTTATCCGTAACTGTTGTTCGCGGGATGCGACCTAGTTGACGCTCTATTTCCGCGATTAGGTCGAATGAAAATAATTGTTGGGGTATATTCCCACTCGTTATAGACAACGGGTTATTGTTCACCGAACCGTCAAGTGATTTAATCTTATCAATTTCACTCTGCGCCCTCTCTACAAAATCGGCCCCTACCGTAGGATTCCCTAAGACTGCATTCTGTCTCCCTTTATAAAAATGTGGATTCTCCAACGTACTGCCCGTCGTTTTCCCCTCGAAATTCGCAACGCGGATTAATGTTGGCCGTTCTGCCTTTACCGTGAATTTAGCGATTCCAGCTTGAATCGTTGCATCGGCCCACTTTAATTTTGTGCGCTTATCGGCTAAAACATAGTACTTTAATGGATCGAGTACCGTGTTTTGCATAGGAATTAATGTACGGCCTTCAATTTCGATATTAACTGGAGCATCGACAGTGCCATTTAATACGCTAACACCATGCATTAATGTTTGTTTTGCTCTAGCTGCTTCTTCTAACTGTGCGTGGGCATCAGCAATTCCTTGCTCCATCCGGTTCATGTTACCAGCACTAAAAGGCGTGCCTTCTTGAATAATATTTCCTTGTGCATCTTTAATACGATCTTGCCATTGTTTTTGTGAATAAGGCATTCAATTACCTCCTAGACTCTCTTTAATGTGTATTTAAAAGAAATGAGTAAACCGTTTATGTTTGGTTTTACGATGTTATCCGGTTGATCATCGAATACGGCTCCATCTTGATCAAGTAATTCAAACTTAGTAATCGTACCGGAAACCGTATCATCTAAATACAGATAAATCGTAATAACATCGCCTGTTAAATCTGTTTTATAGATAGGCGTTTTGTATTTCACTCCACCCATCGTGTATTGACCTTCTTTAATAAATCCCTTCAGCCAGTTTTTCATTTTGGTATGTCCACCAGTTGTAATAGCCATTAAATCACCTCTCCTGCAACAAAATTTCCGCAAATCGGATAGTTTTGTAAAAACGACGAATAAACCCCACTTAGTTCAAAGTTAGAGTTGTAATCCTTGCTGATATTGTCTCCAGAAACATAGTCCCCGCAGATTAGATAAAGGTTATCCGCTTTGGAATAAGCACCGCTGATTTCTAAAGATGCTTGATAAAGTGCGTTCCCATTTGTGATTTGTTCGCCAGCTGCTATCATGTGACCAGCGTAGTTTTCAAATGGATACATCCAGCGTTGGTATTCATCGGCTGCAGTTAATTCTCTTTCCAAGAGATATTGCCATTGTGTACCTATTCCGCCTATCCCCACTCGATTTAAGTCAGAAAAGGGAATACCGTATGGATTACCATCGCCTTTTACCGTAATAAAAAGCATGGCTGGTTCTCCATCAAAAGGACTTCCTTTAAGACTCCACCCTTCTTGAGCACTAATAAAATGTTCATTCAAATAGATTTGTAGGAGCCGATTTATACTCTCGATGTCCCCATCTGATAAAAAGTTTGTCACAATCCTTGTCTTTATTTTCAAGCGATACTCTTCATCCGTAGACGAGCCTCGAAATTCCCCAACGATTTCTTGACCTAATCGATCTAATGCTTTGCCTTTCGCTAAATCAATATCACGCCATTCCTCCATACGGGTTAACGTACTGTCGATATCGTCTAACGGTGAGGCGCCGATAGATATTAATCTTCCAATCTTGCTTTCTTTCGTCTTTTTATACGCATCGGTCAGTTTCGAGAGAATGTTGTCTAAAAAAATCATGAAACCACAACCTTATCAAAACTCGTTTTAGCGACCTTACCGTCAAGCACGGTGATATTTCCGGATGTGTATGTTACTCCATCTGTACTTAATTCAACTGCCACATCATCTACAATATTTAGTTCTATAATGGACCAGACGATTTGGTTAATAATCACATTCTGTTTAAGTCCAAGACCTGGATATTCTGTGCCGGACTCATTTTCCCCACCTATATAATTTAAGATTTGAGCACGTACTATTTCTATCCCATCGGACGGAAAATTAGCTTTCTTTGTTAAAGTCACTCGTACATAAATCTGAATAATTTCAGGCCGGGTAAATCCAATATAATGCTTGATATTTTTTGAATCGAAAACTTCTACTACCGTTGAACCGAATGACTGTATCCCACCAGCTTTTCTTCCAAAAATAGCTTTTGCCACATCAAGATCTGTACCACCAAAAACAAACGGTGCAATAGATTTAGGAGGAATTCCATCCTTCTCTACCATTGATGTATTCTGACTTACAATAGCATCACGAACACCAGGCACTTCTAATAGTTCAGCCTGAATCCCTTCTAAATCGGATGCACCTTTATTGGGAGGATAGGATTGATACCTATCATATAGAGCTGCATCTGTTTCTCTATCTGTACCACCCGCTGTTGGTTCTAGATTAATAACCTCAAAAATGACTTCTGGGTCGGGATATAAAATCTCTGTAATTTCGCCAGCAGCCACATTCCCTTGCGTTCCTTTTTCTTCTGCATAAATCTCTACGATAGCTACCCCTATTTCATCCAGGACGGCATCTTCCGTTGTCTCAAAATAAATATTCTTTTTCGTGCCTACGATAAAACCAGCCTCTATGGTTGCACCGGGCGTTCCCCTTATTTTCACGTTTCCATAAGCATACTCTTCAAGATTTCGACTAATACCCTTGAATCTTACGGCTCGATCAAGAGAAATACCTTCAGCTGTACCAGGGAATGAGTTGTTATAAACCTTCTCTATTACCTGCCATACGATAGCTAAAAACCACGCATAAAGACGTATTAAGATGCCAAGAAAAGATCGTGGCGATAGATTAATTGTTTCACCGAATCCTTCTCTAGCTTTCGCTTCCATTTCTTCAATTAGTTCAGCGTATGTCTTTTTCTTAAATCCATGTTCATCAAGCATATTCTATATTCACCCCCTCCAAAGAAAGCGTTCCTCCATCTGTTTTTTGCATTTTCAGAGAAACAGATCTAGTCCGTTCTTGCTGGTTATCAGTAAAAATAACGTCTTCAACAGAGGCAATTCTCTCTTCTTGTAAAACTGCTTCAACAATATCTTCATGAGCTTTTGCTAGGTCGGCTTCTTTCCCTAAAAGGTTATCGAAAACCAAGCCATGGTCCGGTTCAAGAAAAAACTCTCCTTGTCTAGTTTCGAGAATCATCCGTACGGATTGCTTTAGTTCTTCATCGCCTTCCACCATGACAATATCGCCATTTTCATCAATCACTAAGTCTCCATCCACTATTTTTGGAGATATCAAAATAACACCCCCAGTACAATGCAATCATTTATGTCATGAGTACGATGAAATTCAGGATCAAATGTTTTTGTTCCGTTAAGATTATCTAGCGCTCTTTCTGCAAAAGAGACGACCACAACATCGTCTTTTTTCAAAAATGGAGTAAACTCAATCGCGTTATCAATCTTAACTGAAGCATTTGAACCATCAATACTTCCCTCAGTCGGGATGAGGCTCGAAATAGCTGCTTTGAACGATTCAGGTATTTTATATCTCATCCCCTGTACCGGCACACCTTCAATAATTTTATATTTCTCCGCATTATCGTCTTGATCTACAGACATAAAAAGAAGCTCCACATCAGCTGTGCACTTCGATTCATTATAAGAGATAACCCTTGCTGGGGCTGTTGTATGGATACTTAGCTTAATCCTCCGTTCTAATAAATCAATAAATTTCGTATCATTGGCCATTAGATGACACTCGCTTCCGTCATAAAATCACTACCGTCGCAATAATGCCTACCGTTTTTTGCTCGATATTTACCATCAATTCCTTTGGCCTTCAATTTAACGATGGATGCAACAGCCAGCCGATGTTGGAGAAGGCATTGTACTTTATATCCTTTTCCGTTTTCATCATCGAAAGGTTCAGGACTACCGATTAAACCTGTTTTTTCTTCAAGTGTAAATCGTTCGTCGTCCCCTTCTTTAATCGACCGGATGATTAACTTTCCTCGCTTATAATAAAGAGCAGCACCACAATCTTTCACGACTTCTTCCAGATTGTTTAATATTTGACCGGTGACCGTATAACCCTTTTTATAAGTAACATCTTTCGGCAACTTCATTTGTGCTAATTTAATCCCTAACACGCTGCAAATTTTTTTGATGATAGTTGACCCCTTCGTTCCTGCTTTAAAGGCAATCTTCAGTTTTTGCTTCTTTCCTTTTTCTGCTTTGTCCGCTGTTTTAGAAGTGACTTTAACCCGAGAATAATCATCTCCTTCTAAAAAAGAAATCGTTGTGATTTTGTCTACACCATTTCGATTTGTAAGGATTGTTGTGATTTTCCCCGATGCAATCACGCCGTAATCATCTTTATATCCCGCTTGAATCGTGCAAGTATCGTCTTTTTTCATCCGATTAATCGAATCTTTCGAGAGATTATAAATCTCTACAGTGCTAGTATTAGGCTTGGCATCGTCATCAAAAGGAACGTCAAAACGTATTTCTAGATCTTTATTAGAAAAGGTTGTGGAATACTTGCCCTTTACCGTTATTTTTATGACACGACCAAACATCGCATTAGGGCTCATCTTCATCACCTACATCATCAATATAAACAAATACCGTTTCACCGAAATTATCAAATGTGATGCGATTCTCTTTTCCACTTTGATCAAGTGGAATAAGAGTTGGTGCCGGAAGATTAGGGTTAGGAACATCTGACCATAAAGGAATGCCTAACCTTATTTTCTCGCCTAATACAAGTGGATTCTCGTCAGCATCAAAAAGATCCATAGTGAAGAAATCGCCTATTTCGTTGTAATTGATTTCAAGAAAAAACGATTCCTCCGCTAAGTCTATTTCAAAGCGTTCAGGAATCGCATTTTTATCGAAAGGAATGTAATCTCTCATGCTTTCACCTTCATTTTCGCTCCAATCGGAATAGAACGATCTTTCCAAGGGTTTAATTTTCTTAACGAGTTAATAGAAACGCCGTATTTTTTAGCAATAGATGAATACGTTTCACCCTTTTTCACGATATGATAAACAGCTGTTGTCTTTTTCTTAGAGACCGGTTGCTTTTTGCCTGCGTTTGTTTGCTTTTTCTGCTGCGTTTTTTGCTTAGCTGGCACTTTATCCCACGAAGTATTCACAATACGAATAAATTGTAGTTGGATGTTTACTGCACTACCATTTGCCGTTTCGTTTGTTCGGTTGTCATCAATACTCAAGATAATGACATTTTTGAGTATTGAACGGCCAGTGTAGCTTAGTATTTCGCCTTTATTCATAGAATCTCGTAATTGCTGCAGACGTTGTTTAGAATCCCTGCCTAGCACATACCCGCTGAGCGATATGGATTTCGGTTGTCGTTGAACGTGATCTGAAAACGGAACACCTTTTTCGACAGGATAAGAGGTGGCTGCCACTGAATCATTTATATCTTCGCTTGTTATCTGTAAATATACCTTTCCAAGCTTCGCCACTATCGAACCACCTCAATTCCGTAAATTGAAATAAGACGTTGCCATTGTTCGTCCAACGCCTTTCGTATCGCTTTTTCCACATCAACACTATTGTTACTGTTGCCACTCATATCGATGTTAATGGTCGGATTAAAGTTGATAACAGGACGTGAGCCTCCGCTTGAGGATGTATAACTACTTCCTGAACTTTCTGGTGTATATCCAAGTTCATGATTCGCTTGTTGAAGCAGAGCATGAGCGTTTTTTCTCATACTTGGCTGAGTTGGGATGATAAATTCTTTCCAACCGTTTTCCGCTAATGAAGCGATTTGCGGCCTCCAAGCAATTCCGCCTGTTGCGTATTTCCTTAACCCTGTCGGCCCCCAACCGCGTTTTCCATATGGCAAATCCCGTCTCCAATTTCGGTTATTAAAGAAGGCGAGAAGTTGGTGATACCCATTGAAAATATCTCCATACCCTTTCATACGATATTTAGCGAATGTTTGCGGGATATATTGGAGCAATCCCTTGGCTGGGTTTCCGTTTCTTGTATTAACATCACGTACCAAAGGACTTTGCACAATCCTTTGATTACCTGTGGATTCACGTTGAATCTGTGCAACGATACCGTTTATTTCTGATGGAGTGACAAACTCTTTCATTTGCGCAGCTGCCCTAATGATGTCATCTCTCCACGCAGATGCACTTCCCGTGGATTTACCAATGTCACCAGGAATACTGTTTCTGACCGCTTTAAAATCAGCGTGAACATGGTCTGTATGAGGATTTAACCCTGTATACCTTCTCCACGCTTTCCCCATGCCTGGACCAGCAATCCGTCTGTTGTAAATAACGTATTGAAGTTGAGATGCTGTTGTACGTAAATACTCCGCAATCTTAGACATTGTTTCGTGAGAACCACCAATATCAAAAGCTCGACCATAAGCGTGCATAGATTTTGAGCTTCCGCCTACCACATTCCGGTTATTGTAACCGCCCATGAAGTGCGTTTTCCCGAAACGAGATTTAACGGAGTTATATACAGCTTCAACATATTTCATCATGCCGCCATATCCTGAACCGGGACCAACAGCGCCGGGATCTTTACTTTCACTGCCGACGAAGGAAAGGCCCGCAAGTTGTTCCTTTAAGAACCCGATTGTTTTATCTTTCAAGAAGCTAACCGACCCTTTACCAAATTCGTAAGCAGCACCAGACATCTTAGGGAACTCCACTCCGAACTCTTTGAATATCTTTGATGCTAATTTGGATGGATTAGAGATATAGGACCAAACATCAAAAGCAGCTTCCTTTACATTTCCAGCAACATTTTTAGTAGTGTCCCACGCTTTTCCAGCTATGTTTTTCCCTTTATTCACAGCATCGTGTAAAACACTTCCGTTTTCACCTTTTCCTTTCGCGCCACTCTTGTAAGCAGGAAGTCCGGCGTTTAGAAGTTGCATGGATTGTTTGTACGGCAATACCTCTGTTCCTTTAGGAAGGTTCATGAGCGTGTCTCTACCAGGAGATAAACCAACATGCCCAGATGGTGTACGATATAATTCCGGCCCTCCACCGTCTCCGAGAATCGCGGGTCCACCAGGATGAAAAGAAGTACCTTTAGCGTATTTAGGAGGCTTCCATAGCTCGATAGTCGTTTCAAGACCAATCCCTTTCATCGCCCAGTTAATCCCATCAATCGCGCCGTTTACGACTTTCTTAAAGCCGCTGAACACCTTGCCAGCGAATGTTCCGATACCCTCTTCAACTCTTCCGGCCATACTACTAATTCCTCTTCCGATTTTACCCGGTAAATCCTTAGCAGCCTGTACGATATTTTTAAAGACTCCAGTCACATCATCTTTAATCATTCCGAACAGTGTCTTGGTTTCTGTTCTAGCTGTTGTCCAGGCGGTTTTAATACTAGTGCCTATCCTTCCAAGCATTCCTCGGATATTCCCGTGTATTGCAGTCCAGATGCCGTTAATAGAATTTTTAAAACCAGTCATAATAGTCTGGCCAAGTAATTTCATTGCTGTGAATCCATACTGCACGGTGTTTTTAACGTTAGTAACACTCTTTGTAAACAGAGTACGCAGTCCTGCCCAGAGACCGACAAAAACATCTCTAAACCCTGTAATGAACATTTTTCCAGCACTCAAGATCTTTGCGAACATCATTAAATTGATGAGATTCCAAACAAATTGAATGGCTCCAAAAAATACTTGTTTAACCCCTTCCCACATTTTCGAGAAGTTTCCAGTGAACAAACCGCCGAATATTTTCGCCAAGCCCATAATAATTTTTAGAGCCCCATCTATCACTCCGCGTATATTCGACCAAACAGATTTCACCAATAAAAGCACCACAGGCCACATGAATTTCATGACAGACCAGACCGCTCCAAGTACAGTACGGACAATGAAAACAATTGGAGTGAAAAAGTTCTTAGTCGCTTGAAGAATCATTGCACCATTTTCATCCCAAAAGGTTTTCAGTTGGGCTAATTTTTGACCTACGAAAGTAGTGACCGCACCAATCGCTTGCATGATATATGGACGAATAAACCCATAAACGGACACTGCCGCTGATTTAATCGCGTTCCACCCTTTAATCACGCCATTTCGGAATGTTTCAGATCGAGTCCATAAAAGGTATAGGGCTACACCTAATCCAAGTACAACACCAGAAACGAGTAGCACTGTACCCATCATGGCTCCTAGGCCTGTTACTAATGGACTGATAAGCATCCATAGTGCCGTAAATGCTGCCCTTACACCCATGATATAGCCAATACCAACCGCTAAAGGAGAAAGTAATAACGTGAATGTAGCAACTAAGTAAATGAACATGCCTGCTAACTTAGTAATCCACGGGCTAATACTATTTAGATAGTTTACGAACTCACCGATTTTCGTTCCAATCGTAACGAAACCAGCTGCTAATTGCCCCCACAAATCCACAAATGGTTTAAGAGCCGTTGCCCAAGTCCCTTTGAATTTTTCCCATGCTGCACCCAACGGTTTAATGCTATCCTGTAATTCTTTGATTTTAGCATCCGTTTGTTGTTTCAACTTGGTTAGTTCATCTGTCGCTTGTGTTCGTGCGAGTGACATTTTATCTCGCCATGTTTGCACATATTTATCAAGCTCCGGCTGACTCATCCTATCAATGGCCCGGATTTCATAAGCAGCCGCTGGTCCAGCCTTCTGTAATTCCTTAATTAAGCCCTCATCTACCCCTTTTTTAATTAGGGATTGCAAGCTCTTCCGCCATGTTTGTACCGCCTTTAATTGCGATTGCATGGCTTTCATGACATCAGACGGTTTTACTTTCGGAACAGAAACTTTTTCAAAAATACCGACAAAATGACTGATTTCATCTACTCGTTTTCGCCATTCTTCTTTATAAATTTGTGTTAATTGGTCCTGTTCTGCTCGTACTTCCGCAGGGTCGGGGCCAAGAGCCGCGTTCGCTAAAATAGCTGTAAAACCAAGCCAAGCAATACCAGCTGCTACAACTACCGCTTGCTGTCTCATAACCCCTTGGTTAATCAACCGCACTTGGTCTTGCAAAGCTTTCATACTAGCGTTAGGTCCTAGCATTTCTAATGCTAGTTGCGCCGCATTCCCTGAACGCGCCATGCGTTCTAAATTGTTTGTTACAGCTAAAAAAGGTCTGTTTACATTGTAAATAGCTCGGCCCATACGCTCGTAATTCGCTCTGATTTTATCACTCTGAGTGCTCATTGTAGACATCGTAGCAACCGTTGGGATGAATCCTTGTCGTAAAGACATATCATTGTTAATCATTTGATCAGATATTCGTCTGTGCTCTCGTCCTAATCGTTGAACTTCATTCATAAAGTCACTTGTAGTACCTGTATAATGACCCATTTGATTACCGAGTCGACGCATGTTTTCTTCAACGCCAAGCAAATCTCTTTGATGTACTATCAATTGATTATGATTTTGTATGAACGATCTACGCATCTCAGTTGACATATGTGCCCAATCATCTGCTAATTGAGTCGCGGTCATTCCTGATGTTCCCGACAACCTTCTGATAAATTCAGTTTGACGATTGACTGCTCGATTTAACGCCCGACTTTCGCGAATCATTCCCCGGTTCGCAGATGAAAAAGATCCCATCGCACTACTGGCCGTTGTGGTATGCCGGGTAAATTGATTCATTTCTCGGTTTAGCCCGCTTAATGGCGAACGAGGTATATCAAAACCAATCGATACGGTCATATTCCTTAATTCTTCAGCCATGATTTCCCCTCCTTTCTCGGTTATTTGTAATAGTCTATTTCCTTTTCATAGCCGCTTCTTCACGTTCTGCCTTGATATCTAGTGCCGCATTAATTTTCATCAATTGCAACCTAGACATATGAAGAGCTTCTGTATAAGAAACAACTTTTTCTACGATAGGACGGTAAAACCACCATTCCTCTTTTACTTCTCGCTTGATTGAATCGAAGCTCTTCTCCTTACTTTCCTGTTCTAAGAAATTTCATAGCTTCTTCAAGCACCTCGTCGTAACCATCGTGTTCATCGAAGTATTCGAAAGATACTTTCGGATTTACAATAACGTGTTTAAAAATCTCTTCCGCCGTTTTCTCCATCGACGGAATCCCCTTATCTGTCATCGTACGGTCTTGGATTTGTGCATTTGCACGACTTCCAGGATGTTGCAGTGTATATTCAATTCCTTCTACTTCAATTGTTTTTTGAGTACCGATTTTAGCCATTTTAAATACCTCCGATTTTAGTTTTAAATGTGAAAAGACAGCCCGATTGGACTGCCTCGTTTGATTATTTGATTTCTTTCTAACCATCTAGATTACTCTTCTGAATAGTCAAAGACCTGGAATGCAAATTCACGACCTCCAGCTTCATTCGCGAACTCTTTATCTGGTGTCTTTTTAATACGTGCCCGTGTACCTCCTGCTTTTTCAGCTGGTACACCTGCATACGTCACCCAAACAGGGAATTCCTGACTCGATTTCGCTTTTTGCATTAAGTAAGCATAAGATGGTGATGTTTGTGAAAGCGTTGCTGTAATGGTACCAAGTGGATTATTGGTTTCAGAGACAATTGGCACTCCTTGTGCATCGACTTTAACAGAGAATGATTCCTCATCCTTTGCTGCACTAATCATCGAACCTTCATCAAACCCTGTAATAAATCTCCCATCTACCACTAATGTACATAGGTTAGCATCATACTGACCCATTATTCATTCCTCCTTAAATTCAAAATAAAAAACATCCTTAGATGTTCTTGGTTAAATGAGTACCTCACCTGAAATATTCGCGCTATGAATAGCACCAGCCAATTGAAAAGAAAAGGATAGACCTTTATAAATACGAGATGCCCGTTCTGCTACTGGTGTTTCAAGTCTTGATTTAGTTTTCACTGTGAATAATGGGTTATCGTCATCATCAACCGCAATAATTTTATTCGTACTCCCACGTAAAAGAGTAGTGGTAGCCTGTCCATTTAACACACTAATTCCTCGAGCATCGAAAGGAAGTTTTGGATTGTTAGCGAAAGCTGTTTGGATGTTATTTTCCATGTCTACTTTAATCCAATCTTTTCCGTGCATAACATCAATGTATTCCCCACTCGCTACTGTTCCTTCACTTGTTTGGCGAATGCCCGCTTTAGTTACATAAGCGATAGCTTTATCTGCATGAATAGCTGCAAGTTCTGTTTTAGTTAAATCGAGTGGAGTGATTCCTTTTAACGTTTTAAACTTCCAAGTAATAGACCCGACCGTTTGACTTCCTAATTCACCAACCAATGCTGCATCTGGGAATTCAGTATCAATGGTGTGATGAAATACAACTGTACGATCATACGCATTTTGTTTAAAAGCATTTCGATCTGCAGTATCTTTTGTCTTCACAACATATAATTTAAACTTTTGGGATTCTACATAGTCGGCAACAGCCACTTGATCTGCTACCGCAGCATCAGCATCAAGGACAAAATACCAGTCGTTTTCATAGTATTTTTCAACAGCTTCTTTCGCTGTCTTGATGGCCGTGCCAGCTGTATCATACGAAGCAATGGCGATTTCAGCTGGAGCATGATCTTGAGCAAAAATGGCAGCCGCTTTCTTATAAGCATTCGTTGATTCTGCGTAATCTGCTTTAACTGCTGTCAAATCGCTATAACTTTTGTACGTACTTGTTCCTGTTTTTTTAGCAAGAATCAAAGGCTTCCCAAGCCCAATAAGTCTTGTTGGTTTTTGAATATCAATGGTTACTGTTACATCACTTAACGGCATATCCTAACCTCCTAAATTAGTAATTTCTACTTTTTCAATCGTTTCAATTTGACGAATCTGTTCATCTACAGCTCTGAATTGAACATCAAACCCAAACTTGTATTCATAATCATCAACTAGAAAAACAGTGCGGTTTTGAATATTACCGACACTGGAGACGACAAGGTCTTTTTCTCTAATAAATTCCTCACCCAAAAATAAAAACCACTGTCGAACCTTGTGAGCAAGTCCGATAGCAGTTTCCGTATTTTCACCAAAAATAGAAAAAGAGATTATGAATTTATACTCTTCTGTCCGCTTTTCGTATGGTCCAGATTCATCATCATGTAAAGTGACAGCTCCTCTTCCCCTTCCTTTGATATAAGGAGAAGTGATGTTGTACATCCCGTAAGGCAAAGGAGGCTGTGGAGCTTCTATATTTCCTTTAATGATTTGAATACCGACATCTTTTTTTATTTGGGCCATCATTTCTTTAACTGCTTTGAGATTCATTTCCTGCCCACCTCGCGAAATAGATGTTAACGTCAGCATAATCACTGTAATCCTTAAAGTTTTGGATGGTGTACGTAATCCCCTTATATTGAATTCTCTGTCCCATCTCTAATTTGTGTGTGGTATATACTTTCCTGTCCTTCACACTATAAGAGCCGCTTTCAGAATATCGAAGATCGTCCTCTGTTAAAGGTAAGATGATTCCTATTAAATTTATTGAGGCCAATTGACCGACAGGAACCCAATCAGCATTATCCGCCCAATAGCCATTTCTCTTTTCATAAGCGATAAAAGGCACTTTAAACTCTTCGACGAAATCGGCAAATTCAAATTGTTTACTCATCGCTCAACCTCATGTCTAATAGCGCCGACTAAACGACCACTATCAATCAATGGATTCGTACTACCTTTTCTTTCAGTGGTCATGCTGCTATTGGCAGGATCCTGAAGATTTCTTAATTTCTGTTGAATCATTCCTGCAAACTCCAAACCAATAGAATCCATAAAGGTATTAGGATCTATGTTGTTGTCTAATACATCAGGCAATAATTCTTGAACCTTATTTGCGATAGCATCAATATTTTCGTCATATCCGCTACGGAGCCACGACCTTTCAGGTATTTTAATAACAGTTGTTTCCTTTTTAAGTGGATAACCATTTGCCGCAAACCAGCCACGCATTTTGTCTGTCACTTGAATTTCTGTTCCAAATTCGTGAACAGCTGCAATCATGACCAATTCGGAATCATCTGCCCCAAACACACCAACATTGATCCTTTTGGCCCCGAGTTGTTGTAAACTATCGAGAAGCCGGCCCGTGTTATCCGTACCTCTTATTGTTATCCCGCTTCTCCTCATAGGAACTTCACCTTCTTTACACAATAAGGCTCAAGATAACGATGAGCTTCGTTCATTGTGCCGCCTTCAAAGAAGCTTTTTTCCATATCTCCTAGGCTTTGTGACTGAACATTCGACGCTTCTCCCATTGATTTAACAATCAACGCGGTGGCCTTCTTCACTCCGCCGGGCAAACCGTCCGCAAATAGGTTATTACAGTATGTTTTAACGTAATCAACCGCATCTTCCAGTGCCATCTTTAAATAGTCATCCTGAGACGTATCCTCTTGCGGCACTTTTAAGCGTTTTTTTAGTTCTTCTAACTCCATTTACTCACCTCATTTCGAGGATTTTAGGCGTTCTTTTTCCCATTGTTCAAACGTCATGCCTTCAAGCTCTTTCGCATCAGGTTTTGTAATCTTATCAATAGAATAGAAGAGTACGCAGCGACAATTTATATTAGACGAGGCAGATTTAGCGCCCATTAATTGCCCTGGTGCCAAACCCTTACTTAAACCATCGTCAAATAAGTCATTGACTGGAATTTTCTCCCCATCTAGTTTTCGATGATTCGATTTTCCATGCCTTACTCTTTCATCCTCCATACTTCCCCACTCTTTAAGCATCACAACACCTTTTTTCGTTGCCTCAACAGCGCTCTCAAGCTGACCTGATTGACTTGCACGATGAGCCTCAGTGCGTACAATCCGCATGGCCTTTGAAGCATCCACTTCAATTGACTCTTTCAATCGTTTGGCCATTGTAGAATACGTATTACCTTCAACTAGACCTCTAGTGATTTCTTGTTGAATCGTATAAATAATGTTCGTCCGATTTTTCTCAAGACGTTGGGAAAGCGTCAGTCCACTGATTGGGTTTTCAATCATGGCCGTCACTACATCAGCCGTAACAGCTGCATAAGCTAATTTACTCAATGAATCTGTTTCAATCGCCCAAGCTGTACGATAATAACCTTCTTTGTATATACTCTCTAACGCTCCATAAACGACTGTTTTTACGTCTTTATAGTTCACTGAGAGTAAATGGTTTACCGTACTTAAAAACTTGTGTAAACGGTCATATTTCGCCATTTCAGAGTAGGTCAGAACACCATCTTTTTCATATTGTTCAAAGACTTTACTTAGCTCTAACCGAATCTCATTCAAAAGCTTGGCATATCGTTTGGCAATCACCTTTTCAGAGCCATCTATTTGAGCATCGAGTAGTTTTTCGATGAGCTCCGCTGATTTATTCAGATTGCTCATTTGTCATCAGGTGTCTTTTTTTCAGCGACTTTTGTTACACCTTTCAACTTACTTAGAACCTCTTGTTCTTTTTTGGTGTTCGCTTCATAAACACCGTTGACAAACTTCTTGCGTTCGCCATCAACATAGAATCCTAACTCTGGATACTTTTCACTTGTGAATTTCATGAATACCCCTCCTTCAAAAATACAAGCGCAAGGGAATAAACCCTTACGCTAAGTTGTGTAATCGCCCGTGTGCCGCCTCTTGCTTGAATTCTAGTGTATATTCACCAACTAGCATTCCGGTTACATAATCCCCTTTGTCTCCCAAATATTTATGGAAGAAATCACGATCTTTTAGTGGACGAATTTTAATACGATTCGTGTCCACAATCAGCAATTCATCTGGACGTAGGTTATTGTTTAACATGATGTCAAATTCACCGAAATCCGTTACAATGCGATCTACTGCAGAACCGCGCGTATCATCAGCTCGTGGTAAGATGATTTTATTTTCATCCAACTTGGATAATTTACGTTTTTGCTTAGCTCCAACCATAATCGCAAATTGACCGCCTTCATTGAATGCGCCTTTCTCATATTGTTGTTGAGCTAAATCATTAATCATATCGATTGTTAGTGCAGCATTACTAGCATTTGTCACATTTGTTGCGATATAGTCACGAATCCCTTTCATCAAGCGTTTATCTCCATCTTCATACAGGATGCCGTTGATAATCGCTTTTTCAAGCTGTAATGCTAACTCCACTTGTTTCTTTTGTTTTTCATTCTCGTAAATATCAGAAATGCCGTATTGTGTTACGGATTGCGCTGTTCCTGTTACCTCGATTGTGTCATCGAAAATTTGAGTGATATTGGATTTTTTCACGCGTTTTTTGTAACGAGCTTGACGTGCGTCGCGACCCTCTTGACCTTCAACGAACATAACCTCAATTTTACCACCGCTTGTAATCGGCTCAGCAGTAGTTGAAGCGTGGCCTCGAACAACTGTCAATTCTTTCGTCGCACCATTAACGGCTGTAACTAACATCAGCTCATCACCATTACGAATAACTTGTTCCGTGCGAAACGGCTCCGCATCTACCACCTTAATAGTTGTATCTGACACAAGGAAAGCTCCGTCTGCCGTCGATTCGAAAGAAAACATCGCATCTTCAAACCATTCATGTGTGGTATTTGTAACTGCCTCTCCAAATCCTAAACGTGAAACTAAAGGTGTTTGATGCGGATTAAGCATCATTAATTCATCGACAATCGAAAACTTTTTTCCAATCATATCAGCTGTATAAATCGTCATTTAAAATTCCTCCTTATTTTCCCTGCATTTCTTTTTTCATTTTTAAAGCTGCGTATGCAACACGATCTTCTTGTTTACCTGATGCCATTGCTTTCTTTCTCGCTTCTTCAATTTGAGACTCAATTCCTACATTCGGTGTAGAAGGATGCGGATCACGACCACCACTTTTAAACTTCGCTTCAACACCAGATTGAATAGCAGTAGAAAGCACTTCTTCGAACATGCCAAGGTTTTTCAAAGTCGTTTCTTCGTCTTGCCCGATAAAGTAGTCTACCAATTGAGCAGGTAACGCCTTTTCAGTCGCAACAGATAACGCTTTGTTTCGTAACTTTTCACGTTTCGCTTCTAGTTGCGATTCTTCGAATTGCTGTTTTAGCTCACGTAATTGTTTCTCCGCTTCTGTTTCAGTAGGAAACCGTTTAGCAATTTCATCTTCTAGCTTTTTAGGAAGTGTTTTTGTCTCATACGTTTTAATCGCATCAGTAACACGAGTATCTGTAAGAGACTGAAGCCATTTCTTACCGCCCTCATCATCGTTTACGAATGATTGTACAGCTTCCAAAGTGAGTTTTAATGGCTCTGGATTAGGCGGCGGCGTTGGATTTCCTCCTGTCGGCGGATTAGCTGGCGGTGTACCTCCATCTCCTCCATCTGAGAAGTACTGTATATCTAAACATAACGGAAAGACCGGTGTGTATAATTTCAATTGCTTTTTAAACATAAATATCCTCCTTGCCCTTTTACAGTTCCTTATGGCCCTGTAAAGTTCAATGTGATTAACAGCTTTTAATGTCATCAGTTTTTTGGACAATAAAAAAAGCCCCTCATTTTTGAGTTGCTAGTCTCTTACCTTATGGTCATAAAATTTATCAGGAGCCACTTTTATTAAGTCTTGATTATCCGCAGTTACCGGTTGTTCAAAACTCCAAATTCCTAGTTCGTTTGATCCTCCATATAATCCCAATAGCCTTTCCCAAGCTTCATCTAAAGCTTTTTTCACAGCGTTAGCAATTGCTGTTGGATTACTGTCGCTATTAATAGTTATAGAAGGACTAGAATTAATAACAGCCTTTTTCTGTTTTTCCTGTTCCCCTTTTTCTTTTCGAATAGTCTTATCCACGAAAATATATAGCCAGTCTACTGTGCTTTTATCCATTTGCAACAATTCACTTAGCGAGATACCAAAATAACGAAATGCTAAATGAGCATATTTCAAAAGGTCTTGTTTTTCCTGATAAGACAAATTATCAATATTGCTACCTGTTATTTTAGGTAAGGGTGTCGGTTCGGCTTTTTCAGTTAGACTAATCAATTGCGCAATTTCTTCCGGAGTGCCTTCAAATTCTCTTGTTTTAGAAACTTCGCCTACAACGTGATATTCTTCATATCTCAATAGAAACACCTCGGATTATTTTTTTGTAATTCCCCTATCACTGCACCTAATCTATTTACCATATTTTCACGAACTTCTTTGGGAATACGATCATCAATTACACATTCCTGTACAACAGAAAGAATTTCTTTATACACATCCAAGCTAGTAATATCTACACCAACTCGAAGTTTAGGATTTTCACTTAATTCACTTTGAAGTTTATATCCTTCTAGTTCCCAAATCTTGCTTTCAATTCGTTTTAAACAGATTTCAGCTCCTAGTTTCTCATTGTAATTGGCTGGATCTACACAAGCTGAGGATTCAACAATAATGAAACCATTCGGCAATTGACATGTAACTACTGTGCATTTATCCAAAACTGTTTGAACATCAATAACAGAATCATCAAGAATCGCATTAATTTGTGCTGGCGTTACTGTATTTTTACTCATGATTCCTCATCCCTTTCATTATCTATAACCTTGTCCAAGTTTACTCGTTTGCCTAGCAGCTCTTTCTCCTGCTCCATCAAATTAAGTTCATAACTTACATCATCAATGTAAGGAATTAAACCAAGCAACGTTTGATCACTGTGCATTCCCTTTAACTTGGACACTGCATCACCAACATAAAGCAAATCAATCGGTAAATTACGCTTAAACTCCCAAAATACATCGAGATAGTTTAATTGGATTCCTTTCTTCTTCCATGCGCTGCACAACACTTTAAATTGTTCACGTAGCCCTTTACTGAACTTACGAGCTTTTGTACCTGCTTTATTTTCAAGATCGATGAGCTTCCATTTTCGACTCTCACCCGATTGATTAGCACCAGAAAACTTTTCGTCCGCCATATCAACACTTGCAGAAAACTTATGAATATCTTCATTCAGATTCTTTCTGGTGTTTTCAACAAACGTGTCATTGATATTTTTCGTGATAAAATCAACATCACCCTCTTCAGGCACTTCAAATGCTCCTGTTTGCTTAGCACCATCAATGACCTCTTTATCTACTGAAACACCCTTAAATTTCATATACGCGTTAGCAAAGGTCTCGACCTCGTTAGTAGAATCACTTCTATTTTTGTCATAAGCATCAATTAACGTTTCTACTTTTTCAAAATCACCTCGCTCTTCATCATTGTTCTGAAAAAGGATAACCGGCACATCGTCAAATAAGTGCGATTTTTGTCCTTCTTCATCAAGAACATAATTACCGTCTTTGTTCTCTACATAAAAAGAAACATAAGTCGAATCGTACCATTCCACCCTTGTTCGTTCTTTTTGCTCATTTCCTTCACGATACAATTCTTTATAGTAGCGCATGGCATGATTAATTCTGTTTTTATCTTGGATGAATACGACTTCCCAAGGTGACAGATTCATAACGCGCTCCACGCCTTCTGTATCCACATAAAGAAGTCTGGCCGCATAACCGCAAATCCCCATTATTTTCCCTAGTTCACTGTCCGCATCATCAATCGTGTTTAAAATATTAAAATTAGACAGCTTGTCGTTATACGTTTTGTATTTACTTTCATCGTATTTCAGTTTATCAATCTGATAAGCTATTGGATTACCCCATAAATAGCCGACAACCTGATTAATGATATAACCCCTGTAGTCATGAGCCAATTTATTATTTGGTTTTTTCGGGTCCGTGAAGGTTCGTTTCTGAATTTCTAACTCCTCTTGATCGTATCGTTTGTAAAGTCCTAGAGTTGTATTTTTAGATGCAGCATGTTGTTTTATAAGGTCTTTTATGATTCCGTCGGTTGGTTCATGGACTGACATTCTAATTGTAGAGCGTCTCATTTTTTCACCTCGCTTTAGTATAGAGATGGTACAGCACGGGCTTTTGTTTTCCCGAATAAAATCGTATTAACAAAATATCGATCAGCATCAAGTTGATGATCATTCTGCTTTACCGGTTTGTCCTCACCACGATCTGCAGCTTTTTCATCCCAAATATAAGAAGAAAACTCTCTGAATGTTTCCTTGCAGCAAGCATTGTATTTAATCAATCCATTATTCAATGCATTACTGACATTTCTAATTCCATCAATAACTTCGTTTTTGGCTTTAATAACTTTGATATGATTCTTTTTTAATAGAGCAATAAAAGAAGCCGCCGACGGGTCCACAATCACGCCTTTAAAATCATTAATTCCTTCTAAAAACTTTTGCAAATCCTCTAAATACTCTGGGTCAGTTTTTTGCTTGCTCTTTTGGCGGCCGTCATAATGATATTCCTTTACCTTATACCAAACTCCATCACAAAGACCCCAAAGACCAAATGTCGTCGGGTTCTGAGTACCATAGTCAATGCTGACATAGTGCTTGGAATATTTTCTTTCTGCTGCAGAAACGACATGCTTGTCCTTATTAAACATGTCATATATAACACCTTCTGCAAGCACCCATAAACCCAAGATAAATCGCTGATAGAAGATGCCTTTGTACATTCTTTTATAGCGCTCTATCGTTTTTGGAGTAAGAGAGAGGTTGTCCTCCATCGTAAAATGGATGTGCAGCATGTTCTTTTCTTTTAACTGGTCAAGGTATTCTAATTTAAACCAATGATAAGGTCCCGCTGGATTGCAGTTGAACCAAAACTTTGCTCCATCCACAGAACAACGTGCTGTCGCCTGGTTAACAAACGATTGGGGCATTAAGGCCGCTTCATCGAAGAACATGCCAGCAAGCGTAATACCTTGGATAAGATCCTGCGAGCCTTCGTCCTTACCACCAAATATATAAAAGTAGTTTGTCCTACCTTTATAAGTGATTGTAAAGAAGTTATCTGCCCGATGATCTTTAACTTGATATCCCCTCGATTTAAGCATCCTCTTTAAAGGTGTAATCACATTTCTACGGAAAGAACCAATTGTCTTCCCTGCCATCCCTAGATTCACTTCGTTGAATGTATCCATGCCCCACATGACATAAGAAAGCGACATTACGACTGTTTTCCCAGCACGAACGGATCCATCGCAAATGATGCCGTCTTTATCTTTAACCGGAGAATCTTTTCGCCACCAGGTTAATACCTGTTTTTGCTTAAAAGAAAATGGCTTAAAAGTAAATGGAGCAGGCTTCTTCTTTTTTGGCGCGTTAACTAGAAAGGAAAATTGCTTAACTTTCTTCTTCGGCTGTGTCTTTAACATCTTCCCACACCTCCGAAGTAGTCGCATTTAAAGCATCCTCAAAGCCATCATCTTCATATTCCTCAGCTTCATCGCTGCCAAACGCTTTATGATGTGCAATTTTGAGTTTTTCCTCTTCAACTTGACGTTTAAAGTTATCCGGAAATAAATCAAAGTATTGAGCAAGTTTATCAAGTGCTTTCATCTTGTCAGCAAGTTTAATAGATACGCCGTCTTTACCCTTTTTGACTTCGGTTATGATTGTTCCATCAACCATTGATGATTCCTGAAAATTCACATAGTTAACTTCAACCATAATAGGATTTCCTTCTTCATCCTCTAAAGGACCGAAAGCACCCATTGCTTGAACCTCTTTCTTACCGAAAGTTGCAAAGTCTGTAATATCAGCAAAAGCAATATCGATGTATTTCTGTAAAACCGCACTCGCGTCTAACATTAGACCATCAACTATTTCTTTTTTCATACGATTTATTTCAACTCTGATGTAATCATTTGTAAGCAACCTATAACCATTAGATTTAGCTGAAATATAATCACATTCATAAGCCTTTTGATACGCCTTTGTAGCATTGAAATATTTCACGTAATACATACAAAAAAGCCACTGTTTATCGGTCAATTCGCCCTCTTCATTGAATGGTAAATCCTCTGTAACAGCAGCTTTTGTTTTAGGGGTGCTCCCTTTATTTCGAGTATCTTTTTTTGTATGCATACTTTTTTGTTTTGTGTGCACACCTTTTTTGTCTTTTGACCATTTATATCGAGTCTTCCATGACTTAACCGTATTAATTGAGACATCATACTTTTCAGCGATATCTTTATATTTCATACCGCTCATATAGTCATGTTCGGCTAGTTCGTATTTTTCAGCCACCCCTCATCACCTGCCACCTCCTTTTGATTTAAGTTGTTTTGGAGCAAAGAAAAAAGCATCCCGAAGAATGCTCATTTGTTTTCTTTGATTTCAATTCTCTCTCTTGAACTTTTTTCCTTGAATTCATTCTTCGTAAACGAATTAATGAAATTTGCTTGAAAATAAATCAGATTTTCTGAATAGTAGCTGAACCCCTTAAAAACAGAGAAACATAAATAACCTAAAATAAAAACCAAAGTGCCGGAAAACCAATTCAATTCGTTATTTATTATTATCGCTCCCACAGACACCACAGATAAAATGATTGAAACAAGAAGTGCTCCTAACCCATGGATTGTAGTTAACAAATAGCTGTATCTTTCAGCAATATAGGTTCTTTTATCTTCCGGAGCTAAAAGCAGTTGCTTTTGCCAATAAAACTCAAATGTGAAATATGCTCTATGGTGATCGAATTCATAAGGATCTATTCCCAATACATCCTTATCGCTAATCAAGTCCATCGTTTTCTTTAATTTTTTGGAGGAACTTTTAGAAAATATCCAGTTCACTGAAAAATATATTTGATGCATTAAATATCCCAAGACTATACCAACAAAACCCAGTGAAATTAATATTCCTAATAATTGCGGCACTGTGAATTGATTACCAAGAAAAGGATTTCCTTTATACGAGAGATGAGTTACATAGGTAAATATTATAAAAACCCAGCCTGGAATTCCCCATCTGATAAGATATTTAGTTTCAAAACTCACCATATCCCCTCCACACTTCTACATTTCGACAAAAAGGGATAAATTCCTGCAAATAAAATAAGCACTCCCCTAATAAAAAAGGAATGCCCCAGTAAGCATATATAGATGTGCCTATACATAGAAATTAAATAAAGAAGGGAGGAATGAATTTGCAAATTAACCTTTCAATTACAATTAACGACCCTGTCCTGGTCGTTATCCTCGCCATTCTTGCCACCATAATATAAAACTAGCAATAGACCGTATTTATGACGCTCTCTTGATCAGAGCGTTTTTTTCTTTCACATTAACATTATATTTTATAAATTTATTTGTATACCTTCATTTTATAAATTTATTTGTATACCATGCTAAATAACAAAAGCATCCTCGAAAAGACCCTTTTTAAATATTACCCGCTTCTTTATTGTTGTCGTATTCAACGAGAAGTCGAGCTGTTACTGCTGCATTAATAATAATAATAGTTTCGGCTAGTTTTTCTATTTTATCATCACCTAAACCTCGTACATATTTTTCTATTTGTTCGTTAGCTATTTCGATAGCCCTACTCTGGATAAGTTCTAATTTTTCCGTATCCATTTTATATCACCACACTTTCATCTGCTTAATTCAACAAAAGGAGATGACTTCCTGCGAATAGCTCAAATTATTCACGACACATCACTCTATTCAAAACTATATACACTTGTTACATATTTTGACGAGGTGTATGGTGTATTCTTTAATTCGTTATCCACCTTAAATCCTTGCACCTTCACACATCTCTGAAACTTGCATACCCACACATATCCGTTCACCTTATTCACCCATATACACGATTCACATTTCTTCATGGCTTTTATCCCAATAAAAAAGCACCCAAAAGGATGCTCGACTCTTGTTTTTTAAAATTTATAGCTTTTCTTTTTTCTATTATCTTTCTTAAATTTATCGCTTTTATATTTTCTTTGTTCCTCGTTATAATCCGAAGGTTTAGCAAAAGAATTATAATTGCATGCACTATTATCTAAATACGCTGTACCAGGACCTCTAACAAACGAATCCACTACTTTCCCCTTTTTATCAAAAAACTCTACACTCATATTCCCTTTACAGGTAAAGTCTGCCCAGAAGAAAGAGTTTTGTGGCGGATTGTCATAATAGATAAAGCCCTTGTTCCTCTTTTTCATGTCATATTGAGTGAATATAATCTTTTTAACTCCATAAGATACGTAAATTTCCCATGAAAACTTTTTCTTATAATAGTCAGAATGTGAAGGTGGATAAAATTGACCCGATTGTCCACTTGCCAATACTGGTATAGGGATAAGCATAAATACCATTAAACTTATTAAGCATTTTCTAATCATGTTGTATAGCTCCTTCCACCTTTATAATTCGACAAAAAAACACCTACCCCTCCTTTGTACCTATAAAAACAAAGGGATTATGGCATATTTTGTTGAATATACATGATATATAGGAGGAGGTGAAGATTATGCAAATGACATACGTGAGTTCATCAAATTTAGAAGCTGTTGGATACGATAGCACAACGCAGACATTACGTATCAGATTTCATTCTGGTACATATGACTATTTCAATGTACCCTTACATGTTTATCAAGGCTTGATGAATGCTGGTTCAAAAGGAAGTTATCATGCAGCTTTTATAAAAAACGCTTACCAGTATAGACAAGTTTAATCTTGATTAATGATGATCATTACCGGTCCAGTGAATTCCCGTTCTCCTTGGCCGGTAGTTATCGTCACTTTCTCGTATGGTTCAATATTTAAGTGAGAAATCCCTTCTCGTCTCAATAATTCATCCGTAATTTCTTTTGTCGTTTTTTTCATGAACAACCACCTCTTTACTTTATTATTCATATTCAAAATAATAACTATCCCTATAAAAACGCCACCGAAAGGTGAAATACAGACAAAATTCTATTCATAACCGGAAAGTGTATTCTACTCTCCCGCCCTATCCGAAATTTAAAGCAAATTTTTAATCCGGGTAGTATATTTTCTATAATATAGTGAAAAATACTTACGTTAAATTGAATAAGGAGGCAAAAGCAATGGATTTAGACAAAATCATTACCGTCCTTTTGCTGATTCTTTTAATTCTTATTTTCCGTTAAGAATTTATAATCAGTAGAAAAAATTAATGATTCTCTGGTAAGGAAACTTACCAGGCTCTAAATCCACAAGTAAAATTATATCTTTTTGTCTTTTTGCCTCCTTTTTTTCAACTATCCCCCTAAATTATATTCCCATCGATTTATTCACAGTTATTAAATAGAAACTAATTCCTTATGTAAGCTGCATTCAAGTACTATTTCTTTATATTCATACTTAAATAAATAAATTTATAAAAAGTCATCATCTAAGAGTGACGTATAATCAAATATCTCCCCCATTATGCTAATCGCTTAATAAATTCAACTATCCCGTCCTATATCAATCACCCAGGAGGAGGCCAGGATTGCAGTAACGGTCGCTGTACAAATCGACAGTCAGTCTTTACAAAGGAATCTCACACTTTGCATCCCCGTAGCTATCGCACGCAATACAGCTAGACTCCAGTTGTCCCCCCGTAATTTCAGCCGGCAACCTTCTCAGTCATTCGATACACTCGAGTACACCATTGATAAGGGAACGATGCATCTCCCATCAGGTAAACACCTGATAAGAAAATCTTACCTTCAATGGGAAAATAAAAATTCCCCTCTTTTATCCCTAAAAATGTCCTACTTTTTGTCGGGTTTTTGTCGGCAAAATAAAGCAGCCCTCAAATAATTTCGAGAGCTGCAGCAATGAGGAATATAGCTTCTTTCTTTCGTGTGTAATATTGATCTTTCGTCATCCCCATATCTAGATATAAATTGATATCTTTCACACGTTTGGGAGAAAGATACTTCTCCCTAATAATTTGACGCTCCACTTCATCAAGAGCATATTCTAAGGCTCTGTCAATTTGTCTTACCTTTAACTCCTTTTCTTTTTCGTTTTGATTGAGGGAAGGAAACAAAGAATTCACTCCCTCTTGCAGTCGTTCGTCTCGGTTTTGTTGCGCTACCTTCAAAGCTTTATATTGTTTAAGTTCACGCGCTACAGTACGTCGGACTTCTTTCTCGTTTACATCTTCAAATAAACTGAGTTGTTTTGCCCCCATCTCTCCCTACCTCCCTCTTCTTAATGCGCCATTATGTCGGCTCAATCTTTGGTCGAATTGCCCCATAAGTTCTTTCCATTCCCAATCGCTTAATTGCTCCGATTTTCTTTTCTGCGTCTTCTGATGACGCTTCTTTTTCTTCTTAGGAGTAGATTCTTGATGTTGTTTCCAGTCTTTCAATTGGTTCTTAAAAGGTGGATTCATATTCTCACTCCTTTTGGCAAATAAAAAAGAACACCAAACAACGCTTAATGCGTCATTCAGTGTTCTCCAGATGGCTGGTAGAACAAGACTTTATTACACCCATTAAAAATATTAACTTAATTTCCCTTGCGATTTTGATTCAATTTTGTCTTTTAGACTGACAATATTATTAGAATGAACAATCTCTTCTGACTTTAAATATCCTGGGTCTAATCCAAGCAACTCTTCCACTTCTTCTCTAAACAAACTGAGACCGTAATGCTTGGAAAGTTTCTGCATAAACTCATCACCTGTTATATAATCATTTTCTATTAGAAGTTCTACAGCTTGTTTCATTGCAACAGGATCTTTAACTTCTTTTATGTCATCTAAAGGCTCTTTTTTTCTCCATCCTTTTTGACTAATTGATCGCTGCATATATTGATATGTTCCATCTGATATAGCACCTAATTTATAAGCACGCATTACCATTGCTCCGATAGAAACACACCATTTCTTTTTAAGAAGTTTGTAATACATTAAATCATTGGGATGAATAGACACGTCTCTCAAGAAACTTTCTCTTGGTAACAGAAATGCTGCTGCAAAGTCATTTGCTTCTTGCTCCATTTGTTTAAACTCTTCTTTACTCAAATCATCAAGGTTCAAATAGGGATCATGTAACACTTTATGACCCAATTCATGAGCCGCATCAAATTGACGTCTGTAATATGACCTTTTTTCGTTCCCTAGAACGATGGAATAATAATTTTTCCCGTTAGTTTCATGATGAGCTCCAAAAGCATCAATTGTTTTCTTATCTAATTTAATTGAATTCATCACAAATCCTTTTGTTTCAAGTAAGTATACAATATTTTTGATAGGCGCATCACTAAGCCCCCATACTTGCCTTAACTGATTAGCTGCCTGTTCAATATTTTCTATATCATCTTCTGAAAAATCTGGTACATCTAATTCTGGAAAGTCTACATACTCTTCTAACAATGACCGTATAATCGTTAAGTATTTTACGCGATCATACTGCATTTCCCTTTCCTTTTTTCCTGTAGATAATAATGACCGAAAATACGTATTGCCAGTTTTTACTTCAACGGATTTTTCATAGAAATACTCTTTTGGAAATTTTAATATATGGGTTATCGCTAATAATGCTTCAAATGTAGGATTAGCTTTATTATTTTCATACTTTGAAATCATTTGCTTACTAACACCTAATTCATTTGCAAGATCCGTTATTGTATAGCCTCGATATATTCTTCCTTCTCTTAACCTCGCACCGTTAAACTGACGTTCTAACACACTCATTCCTCCCTACAGACTGAGGACTGTTCATTAACTTTCTTCCTCTTTACTTTGTTCCGTCTCTTTTTTCTTTTGCGCAATTTTTTTATCGAAATGATTTTTGCGGTCTTTGACAGTTTGCTTCACTTTAGGAATAATATCAGAAATATCATCTTCGTCAAACGTTTGTTCAGCCGGTTCTAATAAATCATCGTATTGATCCACTGACATACTAGAAGTCCAGTCCTCGGAATCTAACAATCCAAAATACCGATTATATAATTGAGCTTCTACTCCAATTATTTTTCTTCCCTCTTCTTTAGCAACAACAAAAACAACTTGTTTGACCAAAGGATATTCCTCTCCTAATATTTTTTGAACTTCGAAGATTCTTCTTGCATCATAGTCATCAGTTACCTTTGGAAAAAACTCCAGTTGTTGATTATCTAGTTCTACAGGCCCCGAGTTCAATGAAAGAAATGCATGAAAATAGTGGATTTTCTTCTTTCCAAAATTTCTTTTTACAATTTCAATATTTTTTTCCTTTGAAAAAACATACATGACACCTGTTTGTATATTTAATAAAACAATAAAAGTCCAAATCCCTCTTTTTCTAGTAAGAACCACCAAATTATTTTGTAGCGCTACTTTTTTCAAACGTTTAAATCGAGTATCCCAGTTCGCACCGTTTTTAAAATTACCAGTTTCCCAACCTTGTTCTTGTATTACTTCATTTAATGTTTGTGTTGTAGAATCACTAAAAGCTTTAACCAGTTCTCCAATTACTTCTTGATTAATACCTAAACTAATTTTCATGAGCAACGCCTCACTTTTCCAGAATTATTTAATATAACAATACTACATAATTCTTAAAAAAGTAAACCATTTGTGTTTTTATTTTAAAATTCTTCCCCCTCTTCTTTCCTCATTCTTTTTACTTTTCCTTGATGCGTAATAATTTTGTACTCTCCATGTGAAGGGAGTTCTCTTAGTTTTGCTTTCCCATCACAAATAACAATTACACAGGTACTGGGTATTTCCATTATGTTAACCTCAAGATTCATCGTACTAGGATCTATATCAATATTTTGTAATCTCATGAAAAGATTCCTCCTTGTGTGGTAAAATTAAGTATGTGAATAAAGAGAGAAATCTCTAGTCGTTCCCCGTTGGCAGACGGGGAATTTTTATTTATATAAGCCCCTTCTTCTTTCTTGCAGCAACAGCTTTTTCGGGTCTCCATTTATAATCCATTCTCGTATTCTTGTTAGCTCGTTTCGTCGGTCTAATAGGATTCTTCTCTACATATTCCCTTAATTCTTCAGGTGTCATAAACCATGTCTTAACCTCTCCGTGTGAACTCATTAAATCCCCTCCTAAATTGCTATCATATTTGTAAGCCAACTCCAACGTTTGCCGCGTTTTATGTCTGAAATAGTATAATGCGTAACGTTGAACTCACTTGCCAATTTTCGTCCAGATTCGCCATTGTGGACTCTAACATAGATTTCAACAACCTGTTTTTCGGTTAGTTTTGACTCCCCGTGTTTCTCTCCTTTTGCTCGGTTTAATGCTTGATTCAACCCTGTATTATAAGCGTGTTGATTGTTTTCTGAAGATGTTACCCATTCGAGATTTTCTGCTAAATTATTCTCCTTGTCACCGTCAATGTGGTTCACTTCAGCTTTATTTTCAGGATTCAGAACAAATGCTTGAGCAACGAGCCTATGAACATAACACAGTTTTCGAGTTTTGTTCTTTGTTAAGCCGATATTTAAATAACCCCTTTTGTTTTTCTGTTGTTTCAAAACTCGCCCTTTACGCTCACGACCTAAACAATCAACCTTGTCTAAACTTCTGACCTGGCCATAGTTTGAAACTTCATACAAGCCTTCATATCCTTTGATTTCTTTCCATTCACGAACTTCACCAATCATTTGTTTTAAACCTCCTTCTTATTAATAAAATTCAGTGGATATAAGGCCACATTGAATTTTGCTAGTTTGACAGCCGGTTTTATAGGCTTGAACCTCCTAAAAAAATTTCATCGTCTCATTACATTTTTGTAATAATTAGTTTATAATGTTAAATGCTTGTTTTTTATTTGGTTTTTAATTACAAATTAACAGGAGCTAAGTCATGAATACAAAAACTTTATCTCTTAAACATTTGGAAACGTCCATTTGTTATTTGAGAGATCATATGATTACTATTGGCATATCAAAAGGACTTGCGCATCCTGATACGATTAAGTACAGTCAAGAGTTAGATATTTTATTGAACAAATATCAGAAAATTAAATCAAAATGATTTATTATTTTCTGAATTGAGCATTACGCCTTTTAACTAATTATTTAGTGATTGAATTAACCACCATTGAGCCTTGCTTCTTTCGGGTTTCTTCGAGCTGTGTGTTAAAATCATTTAAAGTATTTAGAGTGTTTTTTAGCCAATTCTTGCATTGTCTTATTACTACCCACTAAATCGGATGGGTTCTTAATGTGTAATGATTCTTCAACTAATTCTGAAACAGTTTTAAACTTTTTCCCTGCTGTATACTGTGCATATATCTCCGTTATTTTTGACATCATAAAAACCTTTCTTATTTCACTTTTTCTTCGTAATACGACATTACCCCCCCTTAACGTATAGCGAACCCCATTAGAGGAAATAAAATAATATGGGACAAGGCGTTTAGTCATTGACTGAACTAACACCAGCCTGCCTTGCTCCCTCACTTAATCTAAGTACTGTGACACCACTTAAATTACATACATTTCCGGTTTCGTTTTAAAGAGGTGTGAGAAATATTATTACACACAGGATGTAATTCTATATTAGGTTGGATAGCAAGAGTGGCTATCAGTGTATTTGGCGAAGGCGATGCCAAATGCTTCTTTTTATTTTGTGTATGAACTTCCGTTTATTTGCATTTATAAATTTGTTAGCAAAAAGACAAGCTTGATGGAATATCTTAAAAAAATACACAAAATAGGGAGGGATAAACTATGGCATCCATCGAACTATTTGCGTGGACATTATCATCATTCTTAGGGATTAGCTTTATTATTTCGTTAATCGCAGTATCAAGGAAACCGAGATACATTGTGAATAAAGAACATAAAAAATCATAATTATATAACATTCTTAAAAGAAAATTTTAAATTGTTGAATTGATAAAGACTCTAACGATTCAACAGTTTATTCTCTTTTGTTGCACAGTTTGTATCTGAAACGCTACCTTGACGTGTATCAATCCCCTCTGGAAGGCATACCGTAAATAAGAGTAAGGCGTTTAATCATCGAGAGTAACACCCAGCTGGCCTTGCTCCTTTTATATCTTCTACGAAATCCATATTAAACAATGGCCGTTACCACATAGTTTTCTTGTTGGGCATGGTCGATGATATAGTAACTTCTCTACCTGTACATGCTTTTTTGAAATATTCAGGTCAAATTTTCAATTAACAAATTTACCTTCAAAACTTCCTCTCATTTAAACAAGCTTTTCATAATACTTTCACCATTTGTAAAATAATTGGCGCACCTTTAATTGGTACATCAACTGTTTTTAACCGAATTTCCCCTTTTTTCACAATGTAATTTTCATATGGCTGTAGAACACCGTTAATAAAAAGATTCATGTATGATATTTCCTTTGGGTCAAGAATTTCTTGTTTTGCAACTTCACAAAGTCCATCCTTGTTTTTATAGACTAGACTACACCCGTCAGAAATTGCATAAAATTCATATATCAATACTTTTCTTGGGGAAATAAAACGTTTTTCCTGCTTGGGTATACTTGGTAAATTTAAGTATACTTTTGAGTTTTTTTTTGACATTTCTCCCACTTCCTCGCTAAAGCCTCTATATATCAATATATAATCAAAGCCTTTATGCAGTGATTTATCATTTTTCAAAAACACTTTAACAGTCCAATCATTCTCCATACATCACTATATGATATATAGAGAATCCCTTAAGGAGGTTAAATAAATTGCCACTGAAAATCATGAAACTTGCTATTACAGGAACTACTACAGTCATTGTAGACCCGACAGTAGAACGTTTCTTTAATGAGGTTGCGGCACAGGTTGTAGGTGCTGGTACAATCACAATTCCTGTTGAAGATTTCTGGACAGATACAGGTGCAGATGCTACCACTTTACCTGCATTAGCCACCGATAATAGTTACTTCAATGTTTATATAAATGGAGTTTTACAAATGGAGAGTTTACTAACCTATACTCCAGGTGGTGCTGGAACAGGACAACTAGTAATCACTGTTCCTCTTGGATCTACAGTCGAAGCAAACTCACCGGTTGTTTTAGTAGTAACAAATTATGCTCCTGGCGCCACAACTGATATAGCAACTTAATCTGCTCGCCACCTCTAAAAGCATTCGCTAATGAGGTGGTTTTTTTATAATAATTCCTTTTTTACATTCGCCAGAAACGCTACCACGTTCAGTAGCGTTTTATCTTCGTACTGTGCAATAAGTAAAAAGAAAGAAAAAATTGTTTTTCATCTTTTTTTGGTTAAACTAATGGAAACTTCCAACGGAGGAGACGTATGGCTAATCAGTTTGAAAAAAATACAATAAGATTATCATTTTTCATAGGAATCGTTTCTTTTTTTTATTTAATTAGAAGACCCCCATTAAAAGATTGGTTACTTATTTTCTTATTAAAAGGTTACATCGCTTCAATTTTAGATAACATTTTGGTCAAAAAAGGTTATTTAAAGTACCCAGTAAGATTATTTAAGAGCTTTGACATAAGCATTTTGTTTAGTTATCTAATTTTTCCTGTAATGTGTATTTATTTCAATCAAGTAACCAAAAAATCAAATATCTTAGGAATACTCACTAAGTGTTTCATGTTTACTTTTCCAACTGTAGTAGCTGAACTTTGGCTTGAGAAAAACACAAAATTAATTACCTATAAAAAATCTTGGACTGGAATACATAGTTTTATTTCAATAGCTTCCACATTTTTAATTGTTAGATTTTTGATAACATTAATTAGAAAATCAGCAGAGAAACAATCGGGTTAATCCTGATTGTTTTTATATCTTGATACACAGTTTGTGTCCATTCCGTATCATCTTTTTTTGTTTTGTACATATTAATTAGCAAACATCGAGGTGATTCCAGTGTACGAATGGATTTATGACCACATCATTAACACTACTCCTTTTGTTCTTTTCAACATCTTTATTACTCCCCTTTTAATATTGGGAATTCTGTTTTATCCTGATTTCAAAAAAAACAAAAATTAATTTCGGCAGCAAAAATATTATTTTATTATGCTCCCTCCCATTATTTGTCCACTGCTTATTTCCGTTTAATATCGTTTTTCTTAATCTATCAACCAATAAACTCAAAAATAGAAAGTTGCTCAAATTCGACCGTTTTTTTCGACTTCTGCTTTGCTATTGGCTTCTCCTGGGACACTTCTAGTGATTTGGGAACTGGTGTTATATCCGGTTCCTCGTATGGCTCTAATATGTTAAAAAAATTATGAATGTATGATCCAATCGGCCCGCGCTCCGGGTTATCCAGTAAATAGACGTTGAAATACGGCTCGTTCTTTGCCGACCCTATAATAAACCGCTCCCCTAACCTGTACGCATCTCTTTTAGAGCTAATCTCCGCTATATAACGACGCTTTAATGGCCATAAGTTCGCTGGCTCCGCTTGCGAGGGCTCCAGCTGCTCCTCTTGAATCACTTCAAAAAACTTTTTCTCATAACTCCCAAAATGCGCGTTGGGATTATTAAACCGACTTACTAAATAATTGTTCAGTCCATGATCAAATAAAAAATACGTTTCCCCCTCCTGGAGCGTTACCGTTGGCCCGGGGTTAATACAAACACCCTGCATATTTTAAATACCCCCTACTCACAAATCTCCCATCCATGCTTCAACATGCTAGCTAGCTGCTTCTTGCGTAATTGATCATAAAGATACACGTCTTGCTCTCCCTCTTTTCGATACAGAAGCACCCACACGAGGTTTCTTTTTCGCACTTGGCTTCACCTTCTTTTCAATTTCTTTTAACCTTTCCCACGTTATAAAACCGCCATATTCGGGCTTATAGAAAATGACTTTAAGACTCTGTAAGTATTTATGTTCGAAAAGCTTATGTTTCAGCTTAAACTCTGCTGTTGGTGGAGCTCCCTTTATGTCAATTACTTCAATGGATCCGTCCAATCTATGAACTTCAAAATCTGCTACATACTCAATCTTCCGAAACGTTACACCGTTCTTTTTAAATGAATCTTGGAGCAAATATCGTGGTTGCAATTTAAAGCTTTTAATCTGTTTAGCCTGAAGCAACCATTTCAGCTGCTCATAATATTTGCTCTCAGCAATGGAATCAAACTTATGGCCATCCCTAATGACCTTCTTGTTGCCGTATTTCGCAGCCATTATTCCGTTCCCTCCCACTCAATGACTCCCATCATCACCTTGCAGCACGGACACTCCTTCTTAGGAATTACCTTGCACTGTATTTCTGATACTTCACAATCCTTGCAGATATACTCAAACATTAAGCTGACATCTCTTTCAGATGACTGTGCTCAACTACTTCGTCACCGTAATCAATAACAGCCTTGTCATAGCTGTTATAAAAGTCACCAACTGTATCAAAACGATCCAACGCCCATTTCTTATCGTCCTCTGTATAGCAAACCGTTTTAGATTGAGCTATACCGTTGAGGTTCCAATAAATCACACACAGTGGATTACCATTGAAACCCATCATTTTTCTATACATCTTGCTCCACCTTCCCTTTTGAAAAATTCCGCAATCTATAATTCTCACCGTACATTTCAACGAATTCCGCATCCTGGACCATTCGAGAAAAATCACGCTCGCCGTACATACTAGATAATTCACCGATAGTAAAATTAGTGGTGAAAATAGTAGCTCTACCAGCTCTAGAATCTATAATTTCATTCATTTTCGTGACTTTCCAAGTAACTTCTGACTTATCCTTTTCCGTAAACTCAGCCCCAAAATCATCAATGACTAGTAAATCTACAGACGATATAATATCCAGCAGCTTGCCTTCAGTAAGTTCACTATTCTTATTCCAAGTAGACTTAATTTTAGTGAGCAACTTGTTGACCTGAATGAATAAAGCTGTTTTGCCCATCTTCATAAATTCTTTCGTAGCTGCAACAGCTAAATGGCTTTTACCTGTACCGTAATTACCGATAACTAACAGGCTAATTGGATTATCTGAATCATATTCCCTCACAAAATCTATGTAGCGATTCTTAGCTGCTTCGAGTTCAGGATTAGGTGGAATATAATTTTTAAAAGTAGCCTTCTTAAGTTTTTCGTTAATCAAACTATTATTAGCAAATGACTCATAGAGACCCTCAATCTGCTTTTTCTTGTGAATATATTCCGTTTCTTTAGCTAGTTGATAATCCTGCTGAGATACTTCTGAGCAATACCAGCAAAAAGGTTCACCACGTTCATTTAAAAACAATTTCTTTTTGCATGATGTACAACGCTTATCCGAAACGGGTGCCGAAGTCATATTTGTTGAGTAAGCTGTCAGATGGTTCATGTCCTTTAACATTTTTTACTTTCCCCCTCCTTTTTGCTCCTGAATCCTTGTTAGGATTTTTCAAAATCGCTTCCACGTATTTGAGATTCCTAGCACCATGTAAAACAGCCTCTTTCATAGCAGCTATTACAGACTCTTCGCTATAGTCATCAATAAGGTAGCCAATTCGTTCTGCTGTGAATCCACTTATCGTTCCAAATCCCTCTTGTTCGAAAAAAGTAAAAGGATTTACACGCGCGTTATCATCATCTTCTTTATCTTCTTTTTGTTTAGTTTTATTTAGTTTATGTTTAACTAATGTGGTTACTTCTTGTTCACTTTGTGTTCGTTTCGTGTCCGTTTTGTGCCTTGTTTCGTGTCCATTTTGTGTATCAAAACTAACAATCGAATAGCTACCCGCTTTGTTCACTCGCCCTGATTTTTTGTATCTGATTCTTCCTGCATTAATTAAATCTGCCCTTGCCCTATCTAACTGCTGACGTGATAAACCTGTTTTAGCTTGAAGCGCTAAATTAGCGACTGTAAACTCATCTATCCAGTTAGTTTTATTGTTGACTGCCATTAATGTGTACCAGAGAACAATAGCCCCACTGGATGTAGGATTTGTGTCCAGCCATTCATGAAAAGCGTTCAGCTCTTTAAGATAATTCAAGAAGTTTCACCACCTATCAGGTTTAATTGTCTTTAAATTTCTTTGATTAAGAATGTAATCACCTTTGCCCGCATTGCATTCTCTGCACGCTGTAACAAGGTTTTCAAGGGAATCAGTTCCGCCCTTAGACTTAGGATGAACATGCTCGATTTCTAAAGTTGTTTCATGATCTCTTGGATTTCTCCCGCAATAAACACACTTGAAATCGTCTCTAGAAAAAACTAAGAATCTCTTTCTTAGATTGCCAGTCGAAATCGGTTGAGGTAAATCATTGTTAACAAATTCTTTAAGGCACTCTATACAAAAATAATCAACGTCACCTTTCCAATAAGCTTCGTATACACCTTCAAACCCTTCACAATAGACGCACATAATACCTTCTTTGCATTTATCGCATTCACTTAGTACCTCATCAAACGGAACCGATTGAGCCCATTCGTGGAATTGCTTACGGTATATCCCTTTCACGCTTAACCCCTTCTTTCACAAATAGCAAAGCCATTTTTTACGGATTTAATTTGATAATCTGGATAACGGACCATATACTCCAAAATCAATTGCTTTAAATGTTCCCGGTCCCGTGCCTGCTCCCATAATCGTTTAGGGAGCAACACACAAGTAGAAACCTGATTGTCGATAATCATTCGAAGTTAAGTTCTGCCTATTCAGCAGATTGCTTTTCCGTTTTTTCTTCTTCATTTGGCATATCAATAATGTCCGGATCCTGTATATCCGTAACCTCTTTTACCTCATTGGTGATATCCTTTAACTCACGTTCGTCATTATCCTCTGAAACGGCCTTCTGCATCTCTACAGATAGAATTCCCCATTTAGATAAAAGGGCTTTTAAAACGGTTTTAGTAGCCATTGCATCCCAATCCTTTTTCCAACCGAAATCCGATTTACTAAATTTCTTACGATGCTTTTCGACTTGTTCCTTACTCCAATAAATTGTTTTACGAAAGCCATTAAGTAATTCAAAATAAGCTGCATAGCCAATCACTGCATCCGATTGACGACTTTCAAAATCAATATCAATCTCCTCAGTCAATGGATTCCACTTCTTCAATTCCCCTTCATGTAGGGCTGTAACGTTAATAAAACGATATTGACCTGATCGTAGCGCTAATTGAATGTAACCCTTATAACCAAGTTGAAACTGTGCTTTATTGCCGTATGGAACAATCCAGGCATACCCTAAGTTTTTATCCACCGGAAGCTCTAATGTAGCAGCTACCATAGCCGATGAAACAACCGACATTGGCTCACATTTTTGCAGAGTAGCTTCGCTGTTATAAAGATTGATAATAGATGTAATGTACTGTGGAGCACGCTCACTCATAAGCTCCTCGAATTTCTTTTTCATAGTAGGTGTACCGAGCAAATCCTTTAAAGTTAAACTACTTGCTTGTACTTGTGTTTGCCCTTGGCCTTTATTGGCTAATTTATTTTTCACTGAATCTGCAGTTGCCATTTGATTGCCCCCTTTTAGCTGATTTCTTTAATACCAAAACGACGAGAAACAGAAGGTTTAACCACTTGTTTATAAATATCCGGAAACTTCTCCTTAAGGGTTTTACTATCCACTCGATTAGAATTAATTGTTTTCCATTCAGTCTGGAAGTTTTGAACAAAACCGATTTCTGCATCTTTCATTTCAGCTTGAATCTGATTTTTAATTTCTTTAGCTTGTACTTCTAACGATTTAATAGAGTCCGTTAATGCTAGATATTGCTGAATCTTTTCTGCATACTCAGCTGTAAAATCCACGCTTTTTCCTTTTTCGCCCTTTTCATATTTCAATTTCAAATATTGCTCTGCGGCACTAGAACCATCAAGAACCGGAGCCGAACCACCAAGAACATGTGTATTCCAAAATTCAATTTCTTGCTGAAAGATAATCTCGATTAATTCATCATCACGATCAATCTCTTTCCAAACGAATTTATTACCGCCAATTAATACAGCGAAATAAGCTTTCTTATATTCAGGACCTAAAACGCCGAGATAATGTTGAACTTGAATAATATAGCTCTCAGGGATTTCTTCACTTTCCCATTCTTTTGCGTTATAAGCTGATGTGGTTTTACATTCAAGAATGGCCTTTTCACCGACAATCATTCGATCAACATTGGCAATAATAAATGGGTGTTCTGGATGCTGTAGCATAGCATTTTTACGGCGTACCTTTTTACCACTACGCTTCTCGAATTCCTTAGCCACCAAATCCTCTAATAGGGAGCCAAAATAGGCAGCGTCACTTTGAAGTTCTTGAGGGATAACTTGTCCAGTTTTTTCAAGCCACAATTCAAAGGATGTTTTCCATTTATTAAGACCAAGAATAATTGAAGAATCAGAGCCGCCGATTCCCTTTGTACGTTCTTCTAACCATTCCTCGCGAGTCAAATCGTTTGTAGAAGTTAATACTTTTGCCAAAAGAAAGCCCTCCTTTACCACTATTGAAGTAATGTGCTAGAATAGTGGTATTCAAATTAGTTTTGAACTTCTGACTCATGTTGCAGCATGAGTCTTTTTCATTCAGCCGTTCTGAATTTAAACCCATAAACTTCACTCATGTAATCCTGCCAGTATTCTTGCATAACCATTTCACCACGTTCAGGATCTTCAAAATAATCATCACCAGGCCAAATTTCATTGCCGAAATAATCAACGCCAATCGCTTCTTCTTTCTCAACTCCGTATGGATAGCCAGTACGTTCAGCTTGAGTAATATCGGGATGTTGAATATTCATTAACTTCTCTCCTTTCATAAATATTTCGCGTACTTCTCATGCTGCCGTCTTGCGAAACTAGCAGCGTTAAACATACCCTTGCTCAATAGATTTGCTTCGATTTCGAGAAAGAAAATAACGAATTCTAAGGCCTGTTTTTTAGGCATTGTCCTTGCCCCCTCTCTATTAAGCTTTCAAAGACTAGGTGCATTTTTCATTCACACCGTGGGACTCAAGGTGGTATAGATTTTAGATGGAGAAAATATTTTTTCTCTTGAGCCCCACGGCAAGAACGAATTCTTGCCGCAGCAGAATCAATCTGCTAAACTATAAATGCCGTTAACTTAAGCAGTTAAAAAGTAGTGAGCCCCAGCTTGCTACTTTTTTATTTTTGAAAGAAGAAACTGCTTCGTTTCTTTAGAAAGGCTAAGCCACTCGCCAGCTTTGATAATCATATGGACCTCACCACCAATTCAATTTTCAAATCTTGCTTTATCCCCTTACTAACGATTTCTTGATTAATGTCATGAGCAACTTTTCTTTCCGACAATTTATCCAATTCCTGAACCGAATGAAGCAGATTATAAGCGCTTGATACTGCCTGTGAAAAATCCCCAATTGTTGTATTTGTTTCAATCTCATCTAGTAATTCAAGTGTGTTGCGATATTTAATCAAGGCTTTCTGATAGTCTTGAGGTAAAAATAAATCTTGTTTCAATGTTGTATCCTCCCAAATGAACGTGCTCGCTCTTCAAAATACTGCTCTTTCCTCAAATCCTCAAAGTATGATACGGATGGAATAATGACATAATCTGAAATGGCTTCTCGCGTCCAATTCTTTACAACTTGTTCGTAGTCCAAATCCCAATTTTGTCTCAATGAAGAAAGAGTGGCTTCTGCCGCCTGTTTTATATCTAGAATTTCCTCTGCCATTTTCATTAGCTCTGCGCGAGTTTGTTCATCAATTGAACGTCCAGGTCGCATATCTTTACTCATTCGTTTTAAATTCTCTGCGGCATTAATAGCCCCCTCAGCTTGCTGAACTAAATTATTCAATTGATCCGGCACAGATTCTAGTAATCTAGGGTCTGTAGCCGGTAATCCAACTTGATAGATATGTTTGATTTTGTCCAGTGCCGTGTAGTCCTTAACAATCCGGCACCAATCTATCGCTAATTCAAAAGGTGGAATGGAATGCCCTTCCTCGATATTCGTTAGACGTCTTTCCGTTATCCCTAAAGCGTGTGAAAGATAACGTTTAGTACGGCGTTCGACTTGACAAGAACGCTCCCTCGCTACTCTTAGTACTGTTCCTATCTGTGAAGGGGAATATAAAATCGTTCTGCTTGAATTGTTCGACATTTTGTTCGCCTCCGATTATTTAGTTTTCAAAGATACAATAGTAATAGATTCCAATTAAGAAACTTTCCGTGGCACCCAGTTCTCTATGTAGTTAATAGCTGATTGAAGTTCTTGGCGTTTCACGTCTTTATAGCTAGCAACACCGAATCTATCTTTAATTTCTCGATAGATTTCCTTAAAGAGCTTTGGCCTTGTTTTAGGATTATCGCTAATTTCATAAACTTTTGAAGCAATACATTTTTGTAAGCGACGTTGCTCACCATGGTCCAGTGTGATTTGCTGTTCGACCTTTTGATCAACTTGAGTAATCAGTTTTCTAATTTCATGCTGTTCTTCTTTAATAGCTTGTGTATCTTCTACCAAGTCGGCTGTGGTACGAAGAACTGTTACAAGTGCTTGATCTTTAGATAACGGCTTGACTTTGTTTTGCTCAATATGTTCACGCATGCTTTTGAACTCTTGGATGAATTTCACTTTCATCTTCATTGCTTCTGGCGTGATATAGGACATCGCGACAATGGTAAAAGCATCTTCTGACAGATTGATTTTTCGATAAGTTCTTCCGCGTTCATTAGTGTAAGTTGACTCGCCAAAGTTGGCGGCTGAAAATTCAATTTCATTAGCCTGTTGTAACTTTTCAATTTGCACTTCAATATCACGAATCACCTTATCATGAGGCTTTCCAAACACTTCAGCGACTGTCAAACTATCAGTGACAATCTTGTTGTTTTCGATAAAAACTAGTTGGCTCATTAAATAGCCTCCTTCTCTGACTTTTTAAAGTTATACTGGTTAGTTCTTGCCCATTTGATTAAAAAAGCACGACATTCGGCGGCTGGAAAGTACCATTTTTGACCGGCTTTAAATTTTGGGAATTCAGGATGATGAAAAAACTTATCTTGCATGGTATTCCAACTCATATTCGTTTGACGTTTGAGTTCCTTTACATCCCAGAACGTTAACTCTTTATCTAGTTGATCTAAACGTTTTTTAACCTCACTCATGTAAAGGTCCTTTAGTTGTTGTTCGTCAACTTGAATTTGAAACAAAACAACCACCTCCTTGCTTCTATTATAAATTTTTGTGTTTTTTCCAATTTCAAACGAAAGCTGTTTCATATCATTTTAAAAACTTAGAAATTTATATAGAAGTGAATTAACAACTGTTTCAAAATGTTTTAAACCTTATCAAGGGTTTGGAAAAAACTAAATCTCCGATGTCAAGTCTTATTTTTATAAATCAGGAAATAAGATTTCAAATGGTAACTCAAAAATCTCTTGAAGTCCTAAAGTAATTTCTAAACTTGGCTTCACACGTCCATTTTCAAGATGTGAGATTAATGCTGCTTTAACGCCTAATAATTCTCCTAACTGACCTTGAGTGAGCTTACGTTTCTTACGCTCTAAAATCAGTCGCTCACGCTTTACACCTTTGATATTGCACAACTCTTCACTGGTTGTTTTAACTTTAGATTTTTTACGAGATTTAGATTTCTTCGGAGACTTAATCACATAATCACCTCCTACAAATTATGTTTTTCAAGCAACTTGAGTAAATCTTGAACAGCATCTTCTTTCGTGTATTTGCTGTCGCTGTTTAAATCATTTGCAATTTGTAAGATGTCAGTTCTCATTTCTGACGTATAGAGCAGCTCTCGAATGTCCAGCATGATGTACCACCCTTTCAGACTGCATTCATTTCGATACATTTCGTATCATTGACTATCTGAAAAAGATCAGGAAAAAGTTTTCTATCAGAAATCCCATAAAACTGTTCGAACTTTAACATGGTCTCTCTCCCGGGATTTCTAAGACCTTTTTCAATCTTTCTTACAAAAACTTCCGAAATACCAATCGCTGTCGCAACTTGTTTTTGCGTAAGACCTTTTTTATTTCTTTCCTCAACAAGTTTTTGTCTCAAGATTGGTCACTCCTTTCTTGATACATTTCGTATCACTTGTTAACCCAATTATATTTGATACGTTTTGTATCGTCAACTATTTTTGATACATTTCTTATCATTTATTTATTTCGATACATTTTGTATCTATAATGTAACTATAAACTGGTAATAGAAAGGGATTTCCTATGATTGGAGAAAGATTAAAAAAACTTCGCGGAAAACGTTCACAAGAAGAAATTGCTATTAAAATTGGGATTTCAAGAGCTAGATTATCCCATTATGAAACCGGGAGAAGTGAACCAGATTCTGAAATACTAAAAAAATTAGCAGACTTTTATAATGTTTCAACCGATTACTTAATCTCTGGCAACAATAAAAAAAATACACAAACTAATATGCCTGATTTAACTCAAAAGGATGAAAAAGACATCGCCAAAAAATTAGAAAGTATACTAAACGATTTAGACAGTGAGTCTGGATTGGCTTTTGATGGTGAACCTTTAGATGAAACTACTCGTGAGCTTGTAAAGGCACAAATAGAAAGTAATCTTCGTCTTGCTAAACAACTAGCGAAAAAGAAATTCACACCTAAAAAATACAGAGATGACAGCGAGTAAGGGGTGTTAACTAGTGAAATCAATTAAAGGAAAAGTTGATGAACTAATCAGAAAATATAAAACAAACGACCCTTACCAAATCGCTAAGTTAAAAAACATTGAAATACAGTACGCTGACCTCGGTAATACTTTAGGTTTTTATTTTCATGATAGTCGCATTAAATTTATTAATATTAATAATAACCTATCAGCTGAGATGCAGCGCTTTGTATGCGCCCATGAGTTAGGACATGCTATATTACATCCGAGATCCAACACCCCCTTCCTCAAAAAAAACACATTTTTTTCAATTGATAAAATAGAAGTCGAAGCAAATACATTCGCAGTTGAGCTTCTCCTTCTAGATGAAGCAATTTATGAGTATAGAGATAGTAATCTATCAATGTACGAAGCTTGCGAGATGCATGGTATTCCCCGTGAATTATCGCATCTCAAAAAAATTTAACCTTTATATAGGTCTATTAACTCAGTTCTAATTAACTGCATTATAATTCGTTATTTGAGGAGAGTGTGTGGGATGAATCTTAAAGAAACTTTGGAAATGTTGAATAAAGTTGTTAATGACAATAAAGATCTCATAAAGAATGAAGAATCCACAAAGCAATTTTTGATTTTACCTTTACTAAAAGGACTTGGCTACGATACTTACAGCCCCCAAGAAGTTACACCAGAATTCACGGCAGATTTCCACAAAAAGAATGAAAAAGTTGATTACGCTATTTCTATAAATGGAGAACCAAAAATTTTCCTTGAAGCAAAATCAATAAACAATAAAATTAATAAAAGTGCACCTCAATTAAGTAGATACTTTAGTACCTTCCCTAGTGTACGATTAGGAATCCTAACAAATGGAATAGAATATCACTTTTTTACTGATTTAAATAATCCCAATATTATGGATTCGCAACCATTTTTTATTTTTAATATAAGCAACTATAACGAAGAAAATTTTAACCATTTGGTTAAGTTTTCTAAAAACTTATACGATTATGAAAGTATAAAAACACTAGCTGAATCTCTCATGTACTATCAATCTTTCAAATCCGTAATTAAAGAAATTTTTGAAAGTCCAAATGATGATTTTATTAAATTCGTCATAAAAGAACGATTTAAATTTAAAGTAACTCAACAGTTTATAAATATTGCTCGACCTTTAGTTCAAAAAGGTATTCAAGAATCCTTAGCTGAAATCATTAGTGAAAAATTTGATGTTACCACGCAAAATCAAGTAACCCAGGAAGCAACTACAAATATCGAAGAGGTGCAAAAAGAAGAGAAAAAAATTTATTACTCTACGGAGGAAATCGAATCGTTGGGTACTTTTGAAGAATTTGAAGATATTAAAATTGTGCTACCAAACTCTGAATCCTATAAAAAACTATTAAAAGTACCGATGGAGGAATACTCAGTTGATAAAGGCAATCCTTTAAGTGATTTTTTCATTTCATCTGTTCTAACGCAAGGTACTACGATTATTGGATATTTAGTCGGGCAATATATTAACCAAAAAGAAGATACTAAATTATACGCAGTAAAATCCAACGAAATCGCTAATTTCTTAAAAGAAAATCCTATAGTTGAAGAGGCAGGGTTTATTAACGCTCGACTTAGTTCACGATTAAACAAAAACACAAATGAAACAACCTACTTTTTGAAAAGTTGTTTAACCAACCTTTCATTTAGGGATATTCCGAACCTTGTATCAAAAATCGAAAATGTTGAGAAATTCTTTTAAATATTGTTACTGTCTTAGATGCAATTAAAAAAACTGCTTCTAGCTGAAGAATTTTGTCATGTGTACTCACACTATACATTTCAGTTAATGAATAACCCATTCTTCTTAACTAAAACTGAAAATTAAGCAAAGCGAATGGCTGACTATTTGCTTATGCCGAGCAAGTTCTTACTGTCTGTTATAAACACTGCAGTAGATCAACCAGTCTTGATTTCAGAAATTGCCGACTATTTCGTTGTTACTGAGCAATTTGCTCACTATAGAATGGAACTTGCTTACAGCCACTGCGTGGATGCTCTAATTAACCGTAAAGGAGAATTAGCCAGTTTGAAGCGATGGGGCAAAGAATATAAAAAGAATTAAGTATTGAAATTTTTATTAACGAAGAGGAGTTATTATAATGAGTAAAGATGGTAAAGTAATATCATTCATTAATATGAAAGGCGGCGTGGGAAAAACTACTTTATGTTTAGGTATAGGGGAATATCTTGCAAATTTTAAGCATAAAAAAGTTTTATTTATTGACCTTGATCCACAGTTCAATACCACTCAATCAATAATGGATCTTACAGATAACGAAGAAAACTACATGGAAGACTATCGCCATAGAATTACAGTTCGAAAAATATTTGAAGATACTAAAACCATTTCTGAAAGACCAAAAACCCCAGAAAGGGAAGAAGTTATCCTCAACTTTACCAATGAGCCAAATATTGATTTAATATGTGGAACAATTGATATAATTAAAGATGATACATCTAATAAATCCTTATTTAAAAGGTTAAGAAAGTTCATATCAGAACATAAACTAAAAGAAGCTTATGATTATATTTTTATTGATTGTCCTCCAACCATTTCATTTTACACTGATGCTGCATTATTCGCATCAGATTATTATTTAGTCCCTTCAAAGATTGATAGATATTCAATATTGGGGGTTAAAATGCTAAAGACAGTAATTGATAACTTGGTGTATGATGAGGATATACAAATAAAACCATTAGGCATAATCTATACTATGAGAAAAATGGCCGAAACAAAAAAAGCTTCAGAAATAAGAATAAAATTTGAATCGGATTCCGATGTTTCGAATCTAGGTATATTTGAAAACTCTACCACAATAGTAAATGATCTAATGTTTGGTTACCAAGGAAACATCTCTTCGAAATATCAAAAATCTCTGGAAGAGATTGAGAGAATTACAGATGAACTTCTTGTTAGATTAAGTGAAGTAGAGATAATTGAGGATGATATAAGTGAAGACACTGAACAGCTTACTTAATGATTTAAAAGACCCAAAAAAACAATCAGACATTGGTTACACAATAGGAACTGTAACCCTATTAATTTATTCAAAAGAGGTATTTACAAACAATAAAGATATTGTGCCTTTTCTTAAAGAAGTATTCAATATATCCTATTTGCCCTATATAATAAAAAGCAGAACTTTGATATGTGCTAAACTAGGAAGGGAATTGTATATTATGGATAAAAAAGAGATTAAAACCATCAATTCTAACTTACTTAATTATTTTGAAATAAACTCTAAAAATAACCCATTAAGTCCTGAAAAGAAAAAACAAAAGAAAAATTCGAACGACAAACTTGATACATGGTTGAAAGGTTTTTAATAATATGGAATTTATTGATAAGGATGTATCTAAATTTATTGAATTCTTAAAATCAAAAGAAAAGATGTTGGATGAAGAAACTTTAAAGAACGTTGCTTACAATATAATTTTCTTTAAATATTATGGAAATAGCCTTTCTAATACTCACTATTTAAACTCCTTAATCCAAGATGCACTAGCTATAATTGACTCTCTCTCTCAAAAGTCAGAAAGATATTATCATTTTATTCTTAGATCTTATGTTGAAAACTTTATGAGAGTTCTGCTTGCATTAGAAAACGAGGATTCCATGGGAGTAATGAAATTATTTAAAAATAGCAAAAAGTTGTTAGATAAATATACTGGTGCATCTGTAATATTTGAACAGTTCGAAAAACAATATGATGAATGTTGTTTATTTGTACATAGTAATATAAAGGCAAACATTGAGATCAGTGTATTTTTAAAAATGATAATTGAGAGAAATGACTTTGGGGAAAATCTAAAGGTGAACTCATCTCTCAAAAAATTTGAATCAATCTTATCTAATTCCATTAAATTATTATTAATTTGTCGAAGTGAAACTATAGATAATTCTTTTTATAGAAATAAAGATATTCTAAAAAAGCTAATAACAGAAGAAAATTATACTATTTTTACTTCATCCCTTAATAATTAGTAGTCCTGATAAAATCAGGGCTTTCCTTTCTCCCCTTATACAGAACATATATTCTCACTTACTACATCGAAGATTCAAACATGACGACAAAGATTACACAAGTTAACTTACATACCTAGATAGAAGTCGAATTTATTTAAACTCAAAAAGGAAGTAAAGGTAAACCACTAAAGGAAATTGGAAGAACAAATTATAATAGCTTCTTCTTTGATTTTTCCCCTATCATGTTCGCTATGTTGTTCTGGTAAGAGTACCATTGACGCCAAACCATCAAATCATATAAGGTATATATTAATAAACCTACATTGATTACTGGATAGTGAATCAAAAAAGAATACTACTTATCCCCTTTTTGGGGTTTTTCTTTCAAACAAAAACAGAACATATATTCTTATTTTAAATTTAAAAGGAGTGATAAAAAATGGCTTCATTCAGAAAAAGAGGTACTACTTGGCAATATAGAATCAAATATCAAGATCCAGCAACAGGTAAAGCAAAAGAAAAAACAAAGAGTGGATTTAGAACAAAAAAAGAAGCACAAATAGAAGCTGCTGAAGTAGAGAAAAAACTCTATCTCCAACAACATACAATCATTCAAAATCAGGAAACCATTCTGAAAGATTGGCTAAACGAATGGTTAGAAGTATATGGTGCCCAATGCGAGGCTGGCACTTTAATAACTAGGAAACGGTATATAAACAAACATATCATCCCTACCCTTGGTAACTATAAAATAAATCAACTATCAAAAATTGAATATCAAAAGTTTATTAATACTCTCATCCAAAAAGGCTATGCTAAAAAAACTGTACAAACGATTCATTCTATCTTTTGTACAGCGATTAACAAGGCTGTTGAATTAGAAATGCTCTCTCATAATAAATACAGAGGAATATCTATCAAGGTAGAAAACGATGAGGAAAAGATAAATTATTTGTCTAGAGAAGAAGTGGACATTTTTATGGAGGCTGCTAAAAACTCCCCTTTCCATCACTATATAATTGCTTCGATCTTATTGCGGACAGGAATGAGGAAAGGTGAAATGTTAGCTTTAAAATGGGATGATATTGATTTTGAAAATAAAACCGTTTCAATTACTAAAACCCGAAGTGATCGTGGGATTAAAAAACCAAAAACTAAATCAAGTATTCGCACTATCGGCATAGATGACACCATGATTGTGGAACTAAAGCAATATCAACTTTGGCAAAAGAAAAATAAAGTAAAGTATGGTCCCGATTATCATTCATCAGAATTTTTGGTAATCGGTCCTAATGGTAAAGAAATGGGTGAATACGGAGTAAATAAAGTGATTGATTCTATTTTAAAGAAAACAAAAATAAATCTGCACCACATTTCGCCACACGGTTTGCGTCATACACATGCCGTTATGTTATTAGAAAGTGGTGCAGATATTAAATTTGTAAGTGAGCGACTCGGTCATAGAACGATAAATATGACAGCTGATGTATATGTTCATATTACCAAAAAATATGAAGGTGAAAATCTATTAAAACTTGAGTCATATTTAAGTTAATTAGGATGAAGGTGGGCAAATGGTGGGCAAAATCAATTTCACCCCGCCACAAAGCCCGTCACATCACCCGTTTAAACATCTTCTCCATGTCATATGACGAGTAGTGAATAATAATTGGACGACCATGTGGGCATGTAAACGGGTCGGTCGTATGCCGTAATTCATCTAATAAAGCTTGAATCTCATCATTGCGCAAATGGCGGTTC